ACGAGAATAGTTATATCATTGTAACTGAACGACTTGAAACAATTTATAACATTCATTGGGCAAATTCTAAACAAATGGATTTAGATTGGAATGTTCAACCGATTGATGAACAAATGGAAAACTCCTTTGTACCAAGACCGAGATATCCTCAACGTATTTCTCGTAATGACTATCGAGAAAATAATCGTGGAAGAAATTATAACACGTATGATACCTATAACCAAAACTCTTATTAAGATGAAAGAATTTATAGAAACCTTTGTGTGGACATATAAAAACGACCGAAGGGAATTTTGGGATGCTATTTTAGGGGCAATACTAATTGGTTTAACATTTTATTTTATGTTTTGGTTTTTTATCCCTACTTTTGCGTACGATATGTGATAATAGTTTTGTTTAATAGTGTGGTTAGTAAGTGAACCCTCATCAGAAATGGTGGGGGTTTTTCTTTTTGTGCGTATTACCAATGATAATCGTATTTCACAATATATTATGGATAATAAGCGTTTTTCATTTGAAATAAGTATTTTTCACGGAATTCAAGCGCCAGACAGCGCAACACCAGGCGCCGTAGCGGCACATGCACATGCTAATAAATTACTGGGATATTCTATGTTCACGTATGACACTTGTTCACGGACCGTGAACACCCAGTAAATGTGAACACCGTGAGATGGGAAAACCACATCTTCGTATTACCCCCAGTAATCAATTACATGTAACAACACGGGAAAAATTCTTTCACAAAATTTTAACAAATAATGTTTGTATATAAAAATAATAGTTGTATATTTGGGTACTAAACATCTAAACAAAATGACTACACAAATCACAACACAAAAAATGAAATTCATTGGGGACAATGAAGTCAAGGGTTGGTTCAAACTGACCGATGGTTCAAAAACAAATTTTCACATTCAAGGAAATGGGGAAGTTAAACAATGGGGAGATTCAAACAATAAAGACATTCATCCCGTCGTTATTGGTTTAATGGAAATGTTATTTTCTAACGAATAAAATCTTTAACAATGTTTGAACTATTCAAAATCAGAAAAGAATTAGTTGGTAAAAGAATTAGATTGATTCTAATGGATGACGACCCAAAGACAAACCCTATTCAACCTAACACAATGGGTACGATTGTATTCGTTGATGATATGGGTTATTATGGTGTGAATTGGGATAACGGAAGAAGTTTATCCGTAATTCCCGAAGAAGATAAGTTTGAAATAATGTATTAGACTCGACACGATTTATTTGTTAAACCCTCGGACTTTTAGTTCGGGGGTTTTTTGTTTGGAAGAAGAAGTAGAACCTGAGTCTCCAGGAAAAAATTACTGGGTATTACATTACAACGACCATTGGATCTGATCGTCCAGGAAAAGTTTCCTGGGGTACATCCCAGTAATATCGAACAGGTAGATCAACAGATTTTTTCTTTATACCCCAGTATTTTATTTCTTACAACCTTGTAATTTTTTTTTCTTCGTTTCCCCAGTAATTTATTTTCTGGATCACGGGGAAAAAGTTATCCACAATTTGTCCACAAAAAAAAATTAAGAATGTGGATAAAAAAGTATTAAATATATTTTTTTATATTGGATAAAATTCGTAATTTAGAGTATTGAAAAAATAAACAAAATAATGTTATGAAAAAAAATCGTTTCAAAATCCTACAAGGTGAGTTTATCAAAATGATGAACGAGGTTAAAAATCCTACATTTATGAATTTAGTTACACACACTATCCCTAAAATGAACAAAGGTGGTAGGGAAGGTTTGAACAAGTATTATGGAAAAGTTGTGAAGAAAAAATCGGTTAGAGTTTTAATCGGTGGTGAGTACGAACAACGAGTAAAGGGTAATGAAATTAAGGGTGGTGGTGAAGGTAATTTTCAAGTAAGTGAAAATAAAGTTGGTAACCATATCAACAATGTTATCCTTTACAACGAAAATACAAAAAAGTATTATCTTCAATACGAGTGGTTTATGGAAGTGAAACCAAAAGTTGAATTTGAGTTTGAGGGAAACCCTATTGACCAAACTTTGTTTGATAGTTGGTTAGTGAAGTCAAACAATTACAAAAATCAACCGAGTGAAAGAAAGGTACAAACCTTATCGGTAAGTTTGGATAATGTTAAAGAAGTGTCATACAACGGAAACATTTACGAGTTCATTTAAAGGTTAGTTCCCCTACTAACCGAAGTCCACTCCGAAAGGGGTGGATTTTTTTTGTCCAAGAAATTTTGGTTCGGAGAAATTGTGTTTTAATTACTGGGTATTACAAGATGAACCTCATCAGGAAGACGGACTCAAAAAATTACTGGGGTATCCTTGTCATACATCCCAGTAATAAAAAAAACTTTTCCATCAGATTTAAAAAATAAATTTGGTGTATAATAATAATAGTAGTATATTTGTGTACACTAAAAAATAAACACAATGAAAAGAAAATTTGAATTGGTTGTCGAACACGATAACGACCCGATGAATCCACGAACCGATTGGGATAACATTACTACTATTGTATGTTTTCACAAAAGATATGATATTGGTGACAAAACAGACTACAAGTCAAGTGACTTTGATAATTGGGATGAATTGAGGGAACAAATTGTAAGTGACCATAAAGTCCTTTTGATTAAACCTTTGTATATGTACGACCATAGTGGAATTACTATTAGTACAAGTCCGTTCAGTTGTCAATGGGATAGTGGTCAAGTTGGTTGGATTTTCATTAGTGAAAAACAATTAAACAAAATGTGTGGTAAGGATTTTGAAAGGGGTGTAGAAAATTTAAGTTTGATTATGAATAGTGAAGTTAGAATTTATGATGAATACTTAACGGGTGAAGTTTACCAATACAAAGTTTACGAAATTGAAACTTGTGATAAAGGTCACGAACACAAAACATTAGTTGAATGTTGTGGAAGTTATTATAGTGAGGACGATTGTTGGGTGGAAGGGAAGTCCGTATTACAACATTTAGAAGGAGTAGTTGTGTAGAAATACATAGGTTGGAAAGGTGAAGAAGGGTAGTCGAAAGACTATCCTTTTTTTTTGTTCGTATCAGGTCCTCGACCGGTTCGACGTATTACTTTACTGGGGAATTTACCTTTACCCGTAAGTCAGGTCCTGAGCTGATCGTTGTATTACTTTACTGGGGTGTTTACCCAGTATTAATTTCCAGTAGGTCCCCGAACTGGAATTCTTGTATTACCCAGTAATGTATTTGGATTACCAGGGTCAGAAAAAAAGTAAAATAATTTTTCATAAATGTATTGTAAAACGGAATTTCTTTTTTATATTTGTATTGTCTACTAACCAATAGACCTACACACTATGGACACTTTGTTCACTTCCCAAATCGAAAAAACTCTAAATTCCAATGTGGAGTTTGAGTTCTCCTTGGACTTCCAAGGTCAAGTTGAATACATTGAGTCGGAGAACACCGACCAATTTTTGGAGTACGAACTCGTACTTCTATTCCTTGTTGAAAAGGATTTGATTCCTATCAACGAGAGAACCGAAGGAGTTGTCACCATCGAGAATGGTGTTGTTGAAATTTTCTACAAGACTTGTACCCAAGTCGGTGAGGATTGGAATGATGATGTGTGGGATGAAAAAACTTCCGAACATTCAGTACAAGATTTGTTGGTGTAATAAAACCACCTACTTTAATAAGACCTCCGATTCTGTCGGGGGTTTTTTTTATGTCCAAGAATTTTTCTCGACCTGATCGTCCGGTAAGTTTACTGGGGTGTTTACCCAGTATTAATTCTCGGCAGGTCCCTGAACCGGTGTTCTTGTATTACCCAGTAATGTATTTGGATACCAGGGTCAGATTTAAAAAATAAATTTGGTGTATAACAATTATTGTTGTATATTTGTAGACACTAAAAAATAAAATGTATGACACAAGAAGAAATTGAAATTGTAAAGAAAACTATCTATTCAGTTGTTGAAGGACACGTTGATAGTGAAATTAATTATGAGTGGGTTGGTAGTGATTTTACCGAAAGGATAATGGATAACCTACCGATTGATAAAAAAATGTCTTTCGTTAGGATTGTCCAAAATAGTGGTAGTGGTATTCAATTTGATAACGAATTGTATGTGAAGTTCCTTAATCATATTACCGAATTTCTTTATAGTGGTTTGGAGTTTGAAACCAAAGAATAAAATTTTTTAGATTTTAACCCTCACAGAAATGTGGGGGTTTTTTATGTCCACAGATTTCCCGTCCCTGATCATCCCATAAAATTACTGGGGTGTATCCGTATATATCTGTAAACGTATTCGATTCCCCAGTAATATTGGGAGCTCTGATCACAGGTGGATCCTCACCAAAAAAATTAATTAGTTTTTTTTAAAAATAAATTTGGATTATACTCCAGATTAATTTATCTTTGTCATACAATCATTTATTAAACCATAAAAAATTAAACAGATGGAAATCGTAGAAAACAATCGGGTTAGTCAGTTCTTGGATAGAACTGGTTTAAATTGGAAAGTCCGTACCGAAGGACTTCAAACTTCGTCAGGAATTATTATCCCTGATAAAATTGGTATCGTTCGTGAGGATGATAGTACAATCTTGGGTATTCACTCTAATGGTTATGTACCATATCAGAATGACCAAATGATGGAACTATTGTTCAAAGTGTCCCAACAAACTGGACTTGATGTTCATAGGGGTGGTTTGTTCGGTGGTGGACGAAAAGTATTCGTTCAGTTAAAATCTAATGACTTAACTTTGGGGACGGATAGAATCGAGGGTTATGTTACTGGGATTAATTCTTTCGATGGTTCGACTTCATTATCGTTCGGTCCTAGTTCGAAAACTATCAGTTGTCAAAACACATTCTTCGGTGTGTACAAAGATTTAGATTCAAAGGTACGTCATACAAAGAATATGGAATTAAAGATAGAAGATATCTGTCGACAAATTGAGGGTGTAGTACAAGAAGAAAAGAATGTGTTCGGTTCTATCGTTAAAATGAGTGAAACTCGTTTCGATGATATTATCAAGGATAGAGTAATCAAATCGTTATTCAATATCGAAAAGAATGTTGATATTAAGGATGTTGATTCATTATCTACCGTGACACAAAATAAATTAAGTAGATTCTATGTTGACCTTAATGGTGAAATTCAAGAAAAGGGTGATAACATTTGGGGTTTATTTAGTGGTGTAACAAAATACACAACTCATAGTATGGGTAAGGGTGACAATTCTGAAAATAAGATGTTCGGAACTTACGGAAATCGTGAGAGACAAATCTTCAAGGAACTTGTACATTTGGTGTAAGACATAGGTTAAAGATTATTTGTTAAACCCTCGGACTTTTAGTTCGGGGGTTTTTTGTTTGATGACCCCGTCACACTGTGGACCGGGTCGGAACTTTACTGGGATGTATTACCTGTGCACTGTATCTGCACAGCACCGGTGATCAAGTTTACTGGGGTGTCCCAGTAATGTTCACCTGCGCACAGCGCCAATGTTCCTCTTGTACCCGAAGTACCACAAGTTCCTCAAAAGATGTACCACAAGTACCCGAAGTACCACATGTTCCGACAGAGTGATAAGTTTACTGGGTTATTTGTATTACCCCAGTAATGTTCCCCCTGTGATCACAGGTGAAAAAAAATTCTTAAAAAAAAGTAAAATAATATTTGGATAATAAAGTTTTATGATGTATATTTGTGTTCACTAAAAATATAAATGATATGAGTATGTTACAAAACATCGGAACCTATAAGGAGTTCTTGAAAAAACAAAAAGAAGAAAGAGAAACTTTCTCGGAAATTGTATCAACTAAAATCGTAGATGGTTTGACTGACTACATTAAAGATTTTGGTTGGGTTCGTAAAGGTAAAAGTGGTGGACTTCAAGGAGATAAAATCAAAGGAGTTAAGTTCACTAAAAACTTCAATGGTAAAGATGTTACTATCGAGTATCGTAACAATTTACGAATTGACAATGACGGGTTACATTACTCGGGTGGTTATAATGAGTTCGTACATAGTAAGGAACTTGGAAATTCGTTAGAGGTAATTAGAATGAATCACTTCTATTGGAATGGGGAAACTGAAAGTGGTTGTAACTTGGATAGGGTACTTCAACGAATGGATGATTTCTATTCTAAATAGAAAACACACACCGAATTAAAGGGTGGGACGAAAGTCTCACCTTTTTTTATGTCCACAGATTTCTCGTCCCTGATCATCCCATAAGTTTACTGGGTTATGTTGTATTACCCCAGTAATCATTAGCCAGTTTTGCGCGCGCTGATCAGGAAATTTGCGCTGGTTAACAATTCAACCCAGTAATGTTTAGGAATGATAGTGCAGGAAAAAATTCTTAAATGTGCACAGTAAAAAGTCTTAAATGTGCGCAGTAAAAAATTCTTAAAAATAAATTTGTATAATGAAATAAAAGTTATATCTTTGTCATACACTAAAACAAAAAGATATGGAGTACAAAGTATTAACAAGTTCATCCCCCGAAGGATTGACCGAAAAAGTAAACAAGTACATTAACGAAGGGTTTATTCCCGTCGGTTCTCATCAAGTTGTAACCCAACGAGAAGTAAATCGTTATAGTGGTTCACAACACATGGACACACTTATTACACAAGAGTATTCTCAAACTTTAATTAAACAAGATTAATATGACAAGGTACGAAGTTTTATCCCCCGACGGGTTTACGATTGAATTCGATAGACCTTACTACACTTCAAAGGAAAAAGCATTTGAGGCTTTTGACAAATGGAAGGAACGATATAAAGTTCAAGGGTATTATAGTTCAAATAATGGAAGAATACCTTTGGAAGATTTGGAAGATTATATGTATATTCGTGAAATTTAAAATTTATGGAAATGAATATTTTATATTATTTATCATTGGGATTTGGGGTTATAGTAACCTTCCTGATAATGATTGTATTACTTATTTTATCAATTAAAAAATCAATAGAAAATGGCACAGACCCAAACGACATTTAACTTTCATTTAGACACAAAGGTAACGACATGGTATCGTACCGAATTTGAAATTGAAGCTGAAACATTGGAAGAGGCTCATAAGTTAGCAATTGCTTTTCGTGAGAGAGGTGATAACACGGAATTGCCGTGGGAACATATTGACGAAACTCTTGAAGGTTTAATACCCGAAGAAAATGGTGGAGAACCTACGGAGGAGTTGTATGACGAGAATGGTAATATAATTTGGGATAACACTAAATCAATTTAAAATGGAAAATTCAGAAATCATTAATCGTATTACGGACATCTTAAAAGTTAATGGATGTTTTAGTATTGGAGAATTAGAAGGTGAGAATAGTATTCTTGTTGGTACATTGGGTAACTATGTAGGACTTGGGGAATATTTTACCGAAGATTATGTAGAAGTAAATGTGTACGAACCTCGTTCAAGTAGTTCGGACGCTATCGACACCTATGAAGAAAGTTATTGGGAGTTGAATGAGAATGTGTTGGGAGATGTATTACTTTTATGTGAGCAGTGGGAAGCTGAGTGTATTAGAACAGAAAAGAGAATATCGAATTAATAGTTTTTAGTGTGTGGTTAGTGAATAAGAAGGTGGACAGAAATGTTCACCTTTTTTTATGTATTACCCTCAGCGCAAACACAGCCCGGACCAGCGCTGAAGTTTACTGGGGTGTCCCAGTAATTATTGGAGATATGATCTGCAGCGTGATCTGCTGTTGTATTACCCCAGTAAACATGAGCATTGTTGCGCGCATGCGCTAACTCAAAAAAATATTTAAAAATAAATTTGGATTATAAAAGTATTAGTTGTATATTTGTGTACACTAAAAAAACAACACTATGGTAAAAGTTTATTTCGAATTGGATAACGGCAAATATGCTGAACTGGTAGCAATCTTCGATGATGAAGAAACCTACGATGCGTGTCTACCCGCATTGGAAAAATTGTGTAAAAAAAACAATTTTGATTTGGTAACAGAATCGGTGGACGAAGAAACAATTACTCACTACACTAAAAAATCAACAAATGATTTACACTACTAAAGCTCAAGCAAAAAGATTAACTGGGATATCTTATTTAGGTTCCGTTAATATGACGACCAAACATCAGAAGGCATTCAAGTACGATGAACTAACATATAGTTTGTACTTAGCACCTGCAAAAATGAGTGGCTACGAGGTTTGTCCTATGAGAACGAAAGAATGTACAAAGTTATGTTTGAACGAATCAGGGATGAACACGATGAACATGGAGGACGATAAAATTAATCGTTCACGAATTGCAAAAACTAAATTGTTTTTTGAACACAGGGAATTTTTTGTCAATTGGTTGTTTGATGAAATTAAATCAACAGAATTGAAAGCTAAAAAACTGGGGTATAAATTTTCGGTTCGTTTGAATAACACATCAGATATAACACCTGAATCATTTTATATTCATGTAAATGATAAACCCGTTAATATTTTACAATACTTTCAACACATTCAATTCTACGATTATACAAAGGTTCCTAAAAGAACTGAACTACTTAAAAAATATAAGAACTACGATTTAACTTTTTCTTATAGCGGTCACAATTTAAATGAGTGTCATACAATGTTAAATAATAACATAAGGGTGGCGGTTGTTTTTAATAAAGTACCTAAAACATTTTGGGATAGGAAAGTAATCGACGGGGATCTTTACGATATGAGGTATAAAGATAAAAAGAATGTAATCGTTGGACTCAAATATAAACGAGTTCGAAATAAGTTAACAAAGAATAAATTTGTTATTGAACTTTAATAAATGTCCTCACCGAAAGGTGGGGATTTTTTTTGCACATTCTTCCGACGCAGCGCGCAACAGCGCTGAAGTTTACTGGGGTAATCCCAGTAATGTTTAGCCAGTTTTGCAGATCATGCGCCGATCAGATCCGTATTACACCCCAGTAATGTTTAGGATTATGCATGTCGCCGGCAAATATTTTTAAAAAAAGTTTAAAATAAATTTGGTGGGTAATAAAAAAGTATTATCTTTGTACTATAATATTAATCACAAAAAAAATCTATTATGGGAACTCGTTCAACTTACCGCATCATTGAGGAATACTCAACAGGTAAAAAAGTAAAAAAAGTAAAACAGAATGAAATCTGTTTAATCTATCGTCAGTACGACGGATACCCAACAGGTCATCCACTTGAAACCGCTGAATGGTTATCAACAGGGAAAGTCGTTAATGGGTATGGTGCTAATGAAAAGAAATTAGTATTCAACGGGGCTGGTTGTTTAGCGGCTCAACTCATTTGGAAATTAAAAGCTGGTGAAACAGGAAACACCTATGTACAATCTTTGTCAAGTCGTGGAAATTCTTGGGAAGATTATCTTTATGACATTATTGTCAAAGAAGATTATTCGATTGAGTTTGTTTGTTATGAGAACGATACAACTAAAACTGAATTGTTTCGTGGTACTCCAAGCGCATTTGTTAAAAAATATAAAAAAGAAGAAGTTGAGAAAGCATAAAGTTAGATTCAATCTCGGAAAGGGAGAGAATTATATGAAATGGAAAATAGAATATAACAACGGCTGGGTGAAATATTTTCATCCAGCTGAAGTTCAGTTAATACTAACTGATTGCGTTCTGAAAAACAACAGGACAGCAGCGCAGAAGATATTTACTGGGGAAACCACCAAAGTCGTTTGTGCTTATGTTCTTTGTGAGGGAATTGAAATCCTTACAGAAGATTTTATTCCTGAAACAACTGCACATTTAAAATACAATCCAAGAGTATTACCCTTTTGGAATTTAAACGGACAGAATGCTGACGGAAGCGAGTACAAAGAATTGTTTACGATTGATAGTAAACTTTTCATAAAATAATTTGGTAAAATAAAATTAAAGTTATATCTTTGTATTATTAATTCACACTTAAATTTAAAATCATGGGATTAGACATGTATCTGTACAAAAAAACTTATGTACAAAATTGGGAACACAACCCACCTGAACAACATCACCAAATCGAAATCAAACGAGGGGGTGTATTACGAACCGACATCAAACCAAATCGTATTTGTTACATTACCGAACAGGTAGCATATTGGAGAAAGTTCAATGCGCTTCACGGATGGTTTATTAATAATTGTGGTGGTGGGGTTGATGAGTGTCAAGACATTTCTGTTGATGAAGAAAAATTGAAGGAGTTGTTGGAAACTCTAAAAGAAGTTAGTTCTAATTTCACTAAAGCTGATGAGCTTCTTCCACCAACACAGGGTTTCTTCTTTGGTAGTGATGAGGTTGATGAGTATTACAAAGAAGAAGTAAACTCAACTATCAAAATCATTGAGGACTTGTTAGAGGAAAACGAACAATCTAAAGAATATGGATTGTACTCTGGTGAGTTTGAATACAGAGCTTCTTGGTAAAATAAAATAACGGGGATATTATTTGGAATAATAGTATCCCTGTTATATCTTTGTCAAATATAAATCATACTACTATGCCAAATTGGTGCTACAATCACCTTACTATAAAAGGTGAAAAAGAAAACTTGGACAGAATTAAATTTCATCTTGAAGATATTGAAAAGAAGGATGATTCGTCCCCTGGTGTTTTTATGGCTCTCGTCGGTCGTGACCACGCTATTGAGTTAAATGAATACGAACACGGAGGATGGTACGACGCCAACATTAATTACTGGGGCTGTAAGTGGGATGTGTCATACAATGAGTCGGGTGTCGAGTATAGTGACGATTCAATAACAATGTCACTCCAAACAGCTTGGTCACCACCAATAAAGTTCATTCAACACTTGGGTAGGTTATTCAATGTGGAGTGTGAGTTATATTATGAAGAACCAGGTTGTGACTTCTGTGGTAAATCCTACTTCAATAATGAGGATGGATTAACGGAGGAGGATTATTCATATGATGAAGGTAGATTTGTTTTCGACAAGGATAATTTCTTTGAGAGCTGTGATGGTGACATTGACTATCTGTTCGAGTGTGATGAAGAAGTAACATTCGAGTCGGTGAAGGAGAGGTTTCCATTTATTACTGGGGAAGAAGACCTTGAGACATTAGAAGAAATTTTTAACGAAGTAAAAGAAAATTATGGAGAAGAAGCTGAAAGTAACAACGAGCAAATTTAAAAATCCACTTACATTTAATGAGTGGGTAGAGAAGTATAAGGTGTCAAGCCAATATGTAGAACCAACTAAATACTTTCAAGGTAATGCTGGTTCCCCAAGAATTACTATGGACACCAAGATGGAATTCGATTCGAGTTTCCACAGACGGGATGGTAACAAATTTACTGGGATTTTAAACAAATTAAAAACAAAAATAAAATGGGTAGAGAAAATCGTTTAACAGGGGGAGTATTCACTGAGATTGTGGGTACCCGAGATAGAATCAGTTCGTATGATCGTTTCCTTAATGTGGACATCGATTTAAGTATTCCTCACACCGATGAGCTGGTGAAGTACTGTAATCAGTATAAGAACAGCATCCGTATGATGAAGACCAACTTCGAGATGTTAGCCAAGTTAGAAGAAATCATTATGCAACTCCGTTCTAAGGAATCAGTGGCTGATGAAATCAAACTGTCTTTGGTTCGTGAGTACATCTACGCTCGAGCTCTATTCTATAGAGAGGGTAAAGGTACTAAGGACATTCGAGTTATCGTCGGGAAGACAGATGTGCACGGGACGGACATAGATTTACTGGGTAACAGTGTGGAGTTTATGGACTTAGCAAAGGAGAAGTTGTTAAAGGCTATGGACCTTGAGATTGATGAGAATGTTAAAGTTCTAAAAAATATTCTAGCATAATTTGGAATATTCGAACATAAGTATTAATTTCGTATTACACTTAAACTATTAATCATATGAATTACTCTCAAGAGTTATCAAAGCTCCGTGATATCATTCACCGAGATATCGTCCACAGAACCGTTAGGCTTAATCAAGGGGATGATTTTGAATTAGAATTAACCAGCCCGTTTTCGGTGTGGTTTACCCAAAACTTCGACGATGACTACCAAGTCAAAGTTGCTGTTATAGGAATATGTGGTACCACAGGTGAGTTAATCACTCGAGGTATTACAGAGGATGGTTATGGTGACCTATACTATAACGATCTTACAATGGAACAGTTAGTATTCCTCCACAGACAAATCGAAACAGAATCATACACAATAAAAGTAATTTAAAATGGAAAAGATTTATTTAGGATCAGAAGTTATGGTATCGGACCCTTATTACAGTGTCCCTACCTGGTGTCAGCATAAGTTGACAAATGTATTACCTGGTGAGTACTCCTCCACAGCATTCAAATCGGATGACACAGGTGGTTGGGGTATGAGATGCGCAGCACTCGTTGCTGTCCATAAAGATTATGTTGAGGATGAATTAGCTTGGAGGACCGTTACATCATCAACAATTGGTGTTGACTCGGGTCAATGTGGGATATTCGATGTGGAGTCCTACAGGAATGATACCATTGCTGATGAGATAACAGCTCCTGAGTTGGGCTTTATGTTACCGTGTGATAGTGAGGGAGATAAGTGGTATGAGAAGATGTGCAGATTAACCTCAGCAGATCAACAGTGGGGATCATACAATACTGGGGTGGTATCATCTTCAGGTTGTGGAGATGGTTCCTATCGACTTTTAGTAGCAAAACATAAGGGAAAGATAGTAGGAATCGCAATCGATTACCTAATGTTTAACCTGAAATCCATTCACTTCAATATGATTAAAACTGAAGAATTTGTTTAAGGGCTTGTTATTAGTCCTTAAACACCGTACCTTTGCGGAATTAACAAATAAAAAACAGATGAAAAAGATTCACAGTAGAATTCAGCTCTCACCCAATGGTAAGTATTGGGAACGATGGGAGTCGACCGACAGAATCAATTGGAAGATTACTCACGGACGAATGTCCTTAGAGGAGGCTCTTAAGAAACAGCAAGCCGTACTCATCCAAAATCACAGAAATCTTCTATCCGACATCCTCAGGAGGTAGAAGGTGGTACAAGTTTACTGGGGAATAAACAACAGCATATGAAAAAGTTCTTAAAAGAATTAGATTGGGTGTGGGATTACTACTTTGCAATATTCCTCTACAACGGGAATAAGGTTTATAGGTACCATGAGTATATGACCAAGAAGTGGGGAGAACGGTATACCAACAGTGGGACCTGATCAAGGACTCGGAACATTACTGGGGTGATTCACCTCAGGACGGGCAAAGATGGTACATGTTTACTGGGGTAAAATAGTTTGTGTAATATTTTTTTATTTGAATTTATTTTGTTATATTTTTATATAAACATTTAAATTTAAACACAAATGAAAAAAACAACATCCCGTCGCACCACAGTTACTACATATGTTCCTGTGTCTGACAACATCTATCATGATGGTTCATCTTACCGTGTACGTGTAAGTGTTAATGGTACTAAGTACTCTAAGAATTTCTCTAGCAAGAGAAAGGCAGTACAGTTCCGTAACGAATTATTCTCTAAACAAGGATAATTCCACACTTAGACTTGCATTAAGAGGTTCCACCACAATGGAACCTTTTTTTTTTATATTTATTTGTATGGGAAAATTTGTAAACAAACTAGACTACGAGAGATTCGTGAAGAGTCTGAAGGGACCTTTGAAGTCATTAAATGGTGAAATATATTATGTTGCATCGGATACTCTTAGTAGTTTTGGATGTTTCTTGAATATTGTAATACGTGAGACTCAGGTCCAACCTGATATAATATTTAAGTTGATGACCGAGCTTGCTGAGAAGTTCAAGCCTATGTATGACGAGTACATGGATCAATATGGTAGTGGGATGGGTGGAACCATGGTGAGGATCAAGGACCTATTACTTACTGGGGGATTAGATGAATTCATTGGAATTAATTTAAATAGTTCTATGGACAGTGTATTACCCGTGGAAAAACTTCAATGGGTTAAAGAAGTTCGTCAAGTAAAAACTATAATGACTTTTCTTGAAGACCCCGTGGGATTTAGATCAGTAATGGAACTTGACGACACCACCTTGGAAAGGGTTAATAGGAGTCTGAAGCAACTACAGTCTCAGAAGAACGTTCCACATAACCTTCAGGTTCATCTTGACTTCATTGAAGAGGGAACCTTTGATTTAGATATTTCCAATGGAACCAATATTTCAAACAACTTTATTAAAAATATTTACTATAAACTCCCCGAGAATATTAAACTTAAGTTTGTATGTGTTCCAGGGAACCACAACAAGATTACTGGGATGCTCGACTTCGATTGGAAATCAATCTATGTAGAATTTCCTTTATCACCTGAAGTAGGTAGAATCGTGAGAGATACCATTAGTTCAGTTTTATCAGATAAGATTAAAGAAATTCTTAAATCAAACGATTTAACCCCCGTTAACTTTTCGAGTAACTCAACCCATTATGATAAAGCCTATTTCAACTTTAGTTTTAAATGGGTAGGGTAGACTATATTACGGGGTTCCTACGGAACCCCTTCATCCCGTACTTATTGTACTATACTAAGAACCCTTCGGAAAATCCCTAAGGGTTTTTTTAATTCCCATAGGATTATTCTAAGATTATCCTGAAGGGGACCGAAGGTCCCCGTATAATAATCTGTAAAGTAAATCCCTTACAATATGTAAAGTGCCAAACAAAATGTATCACCCCAGTAATATTAAAGTTGTTTGGCAAACTATTTCCCATAGGTGGGTCACCCCAGTAATGTTTGTATTACGGTTCAGGGATTATAGACGTATCACATTAGGACCGTATAAAAGTATTATGAGTATACTCGGGGACCTTCGGTCCCCTTCATCCTGTATTACGAGTATTCTATTATACGGGGACACTTCGTGTCCCCTTCAGGGGGAACCTTAGGGACCGATGTATGACACATTAATATAATATATAAAGGGTTATACTAAGACACTTGTATGACAGGGATGAAGGGAGGACTCGAAGAGTCCGACCGTAATATATAATGATATTAGGGGTATATTCTGGTAGAAAAAATAAAATGGTCTGTGATTCGCTCACGGGTCAATCCCCAGGGATATTCCTAGTAAGTGGGAAAAAGTGTTATTTTGTGGATAAAATATACCAGAACCCAAAAATGGGATAAAAAAAGATAGTTTTAGATATATTAATTGATCACGATAACCGAACGGTAAAAAACACCGAAAAATATACGGATATTACCGTTATAAACAGGAAAAAATTCGGGGTAAAATAAAACCCCTATGGAGGGGTTCTTAGGGGTAATTTTATAGGGGGTAATTGTACGGTCGTGACTCCTGTCGGAGACCACGACCTTCAGAGACCTTCATGAATAATCTACTTATTAACTTCTTTATCTAATACTATTCTTATTTCATCTCTTGTTTTATCCTTTAGGTAACTGTTAATCTTCCTATGTAAAAACTTATGTTCTTTCCTTGTAACCTCCATTAGATTATTAATACTATCATTATAATGATTATGATCTATGTGGTGAATTTCATTTCCTTTTGTTATCTTTCCAAAATAACTCTCAAATATCTTCCTATGATTCTGTCTTAATGATTCTTCACTATTACCTTTAACTCTTCCTTTCATTGTGGACCACATTAGATTATCCTTATGATTATTAGTTGTGTCACCATCAACATTTATTACTATAAGTTTACCTTCAAGGTGAGTTGGTTTTGGTAGGAAGTGTTCTGCTACCAATCTATGTTTATAATCTCTTATCCATTTCCCCTCATATCTAAATTTAAATCTTTCCCTTATCTTTGAACCTGATTTAGTTTTATAGGGAATCATGTAGATATTCTCATTTATATTGAAAACATTTCCATATTCATCTATGGTATAATTTGAGAGATATACTCCTCTACATGTTACATTCATAACACATAATATAAAATATTACCCCCGAAATGTAAAGATATTAAAAGAATGAATCTGGGTACCAATCGTCCAATTGATGTTTATTATCTGTAACTTGTATGTGGTTTCTAATCATATCTTCTGTTATATCACCCTCATTCATTACCCTTAATGGTTTACCATTGAATATAGGTGAGATTACCTTATGGTATATTATTTCTCCTTCTGAGTCAAGGATAGTTTCTATCCTTACTTTATAGTTCCCTATTATTTTCTCCATATGTATATTGTTATTTTAGTATTCTATCTATGAAGTTCTTGATTGGATTCTTTTTTCTATTGATTTCCCCCGCTAATTGGACAATGTAGTCCTGATAGAGTTGTTCATCAAAGACATTCACCACCATGGACCGATTTAGTTCCATTAAGTCCCTGATTGTTAAATCATATACATCTCTCTTCATTATCACCGTATCATTGTAGAACTTATAGGTGATTGTCACAGGTGTGGTCTTATGGATATCATCCATGTAGGGTTTCTTTCTTCTCATACCACAAATATACGAAATGTTTTTGTATATTCCAAATATATGGGCATAAAAAAAGGGACCGTTAAGTCCCTTGTAATTTGTTTAGTTAAAATCAAACGGTTCGTTTTTCTGAATATCATATGACATAAAGGTTGGTAGGTTATTAAAATAACCCTCTTTTGCCATCTGAGTCACAAAATTTATTGCTTGTTCGTCAGATATATCCTCCTCGTCGTAATTATAATCTAATTCAACACCAACCACTTTACCATCATCCATTTTAATAATCACGTCAACGCCATCTACGTTATCATCTTTTATTCCAACCGAAATCTTATATTCACTTATACTGGCAAATGCTAAGCTGCCAATTTCCAGTTCCATATTCCCTGATTCATTATTGTTTGGTTCCTCTTGTTCATATAGTTTCTTTATATGTTTTCTATCGGATTCTGTAATTGTGAATTTCTGTCTCATTTTTATATTATTTATTTATAAATATCTCTTAGTTGGGTAAATGTTATTTCTGTCCTCCGGAATCCCCGTTCGCAGATTTATTGGGGTACGTAATCCCTGTCGATTGTATGGTCGGTTCTGTAATAAACGTATGTATTTTGACTTGTGAATCCAACCTCTTCGTGACTCCACTCTAATACTCTTGTTAAAAACTCCTCCTCACCCCCGTGTCTTTCAACTATCTCATCCATTTCTATGTTCCCTGAGAACCATTGTTGTGCATTGACCTTATTCTTCTTTAGGATATCTTCCATATCATATACGGTATCAACACCATATACCTCACTTAAGAAATCAGGAATATTGGATTCATCCTCCTCTTCGTGTTTTTTGTTAACATAATCATAGTACTCCTCCTCTATATCCAATACTTGAAGGAAATCCCACCCGTCAACAATACCACTTAATACTTCAATAACTTCGTGACCACCATAAATCTCAATAAAGTCATCTCTCATTATATCTGATGATCTTTCAACCGCCTCGTCAAATGTTATAACCACATAGTCCTCCACAATATACCTTGAATTATCGAATCTTCTGTTCCTTACATTGATTCTTTCATCATCAATCACATCAATATTATTACGGTCAACATTTAATGCTGCCATTAATGCATTAATCTTACCCTCATTATTTATACCCGTACTCTTTAATTTATACTTATCCATGTAAGGTGTCGGTAATCCATCCACATTCTCATAATCATATGTGTCATCATCCTTACCCACGTTTTCTATTCCAGTACTCTCTGTAATAATATTATAAAATACGTTTTGTAGATTGGTTGGATATACCTTATCAAACATTACACCACCGTCTTTATTAACCCTTAATATACACCTCGCAATTGAAGTGTACGGATGTTCATTCCCCTTAGTGTCCTTATACGGTTTATTATATATAAGATAGGCAACCTTGGAGTTCTTATCAAATACATTCGATAACAACTTCTTATTCCATTGTGTACCCGGTTCACCACCAGTGTATATGTTCTGACATGAATCGTAGAACTGAGATACCGACATCCTTAACTTATCGTCAGGTTTGTCCGTGATGTATAGATATAATGGGTACTGACCAATCTTATTAATGTTTTGTTGGTAATTTATAATCGGTTCCCTTAACCCAACGTAGTGTTTATCCCTGGTTATCTTATCCACATCCAAATAACCAAATGTCTTTGGGAATACCTTTTTAATTGCAGCAATAAATCCCGGTAGACCCGTCGTGTTGTTTGACCATTTGATTTTATCCGCATTAATTGAATAATCCCATCCTTTACCATCCTCAGGGTTACCCTGCAATGTGGAATCATTATTTAATCTGCTATCAGGTAATCTAAACGCCTTTGAATAAAACCAAGTATACTTTACCAATGTACCAACACTTGAAGTATCTTCACTCATATACGGTAATCGTTTCTCCAAACTTGGAATCGATGCCCTCATAATAACTTTAAGAGGACCATCAACAAATGAATAACCTGTCGGATTGTTATTATACTCCTTCCATATCTCGGACTTTCTTAGTTGTTCCACCAACTTATCGGTAACCGATCTAATCAATAGATTTGAAGCAAAGTCCACAACCTCATCATTCTTTATCTCCATATTCACATTTGGAATCTTGTCGGTGTGTTTTGGAACTTCCCTGTTTAAGTAATCACCTTTATATCTTTTCTGTATAATATCCTTCATGTAGTCAGGTATATCATCGGCAAGTACTTCCTGAAGATTTTTTGATTCATCAATTAATGACTTGTATTGATGTTCGGATATTAATATTCTCATCATAAATAAATATTAAACCATATTAAATAATTTTACTATCAGGATATGCCAATAGTAGAAATCTTTTGTTGTATACACAATCCCACGCTCTTCCATCCAAAGTGGATACCGCGGCGTAGTGTGCAGATTTAAGGGCTTCACTCGCGTGCATCTTGGCGAACTCAATCATCAACACTTCCGTTGTGACACTTTCATTTTCAGATGTCATTTTTTCAATAAATTCTTTTGCCGTCATGTTTTTGTGGTTAAAGGAAACTCTGTAGTATATAAGATAACTTGTACCCTGCGAAGGCACCAAGTGCCGATGGAATTGGGAATACAATAAGTTTACCCAAGTCAGTTACATATTTTGGTCGATTCACAATCCTTCCCATAAAGAAATAGTATGTGAGGTAACCAAGAATGACCATTAAATCCGTTTTGGTACTAATGAATACCACAATGGTTGCACCAAGAAATCCAAAGATAAAGTTATCTCTTGTACCTTCCCACACCTCTTTGGGTGTTGCTTCATTCCATTCCTTAATTATTTTCTGAAATTGTCTCTTTGCCATAATGAATATATTATATTAATAATAATTGACAAAGTCAATCCCAATATCCATGAGACTTCTTAAAAAATTCAGGATTGTTTCGGTTGAAGTAAGATTTCAACATTATACGGAACATCCATAACACACCCTTGTTCTTGAAGCGTCTGGATGATGTATATGCACCTTTAATCTTATGTACTTTAAATTCCTTTGGGTTAACCTTCTGAGATATAGAATAATCCTCGGCGAATAGTTCCTCAGGATTATATCCTCCCACTGACCAGTATGTGTCTGTATTCCATAGTTGAAATCCTCCTACTGCGAACGGAGTTCCAATCATTGTGGATAGGGTTTGGAATAGGTCGAACATTCTGAATACCCATCTGTATGGATAATCTGTATAGAATGGTACCGTGACCAAGTCCTTCTTATACCTTACACATTCAACTAACGTATTCGGATTGGTTAGAAATACATCCGAGTCCAAGAATAACATATAAGGTGTTGTTACCAATTTGGATCCGTTTAATCTTCCGACACTTGGGTAACCACCCTCAATTACATCAATCTTTAATGTATGTTTAAAATCTTTCTTTAACTTTATAATATACAATAACGATTTCATGTTATCCGAAACATCCGCAATAATAACCCTTACCCCCCTTATATTATTTTGATTCGATAAATATTTTATGCAGGTGTATAGTGTTACCCCCTCGTTCTTGGATGGAATGACAATTGTAAGTTGATTACTTAATGACCTTGTATTCTCCATCGTTGTATATGATATAACTATTATTCTCAATCCAATCCCCACAGTTTAGATATCTAACACCATTGATGCTCTTGTCATCAGGATGATGAATATGACCACACATTACGGTGTTACAGTTATGTTTGATACCTTGTCTCACAATTTCCTCCTCGAAACTGGTCATGAACTTCACCGCCTCCTTTACCTTATCCTTTAGATACTTGGATAATGATCTCTTATAACCCCACGATTTAAGGGTTCTGTCGATGGATATGGCTATATCATAACCAATTGAACCAAGAACACCAAGCCATTTAAGTTTTACCACACCGTCATATAAATCACCATGGGTGATGTATGTGTTCTTGAAGATATATTCATTATGAATCTCTATGTTCCCGAAGTGAAGGTCAAGGTAGTCCCTCATGAACTCGTCATGATTACCCGGTATGTAGATAACCTTGGTCCCGTTCTTTGAATAGGACATTATCTTCCTTATAACATTGGTGTGTGATTGTGGCCAACGGAACTTCCTCTTTAATAACCATCCGTCTATGATATCCCCCACAAGGAATAGATACTCGGGTTGGAATTGTTTAAGGACCTCTAAGACCTGTGTTGCATTTGAACCCTTGGAACCAAGGTGAACATCTGAAATGAATAATGCTTCTATCTTCATTCACATAAATAGTACTCCGAAACTGGGACTGACATTATGGAATTATTATTTAACAACACTTAAAAACACCGTATAAACTAACCTTCCATTGTTTATATTGTCCCCGAATGATTCCTTTATTCTGTGCAACGTGGTTGATGGGTATATGGTTAATCTATTATATACATTCTCCACGTAGTCGATTTCCTCATTCTTATCATTATAGAAGATGGTCCCCGAGTTTGGTGGTGGGTTTGGTGTTAGGTATAGTACACCCGCGTAATCGAATATACCATCCGTATGTACAGTATTCGACATATCTTCATTCAAAGTATAATGAAAGAAACATCTTAAATTTGAACCAACGAACTTCGGGTCCAATTCATTAAGTTTGTTTTGTATCAATTCATTTAACTCTAAGTCAACCATATTGGTATATAAACATCTAAATCCTTTCCAACCAGGTGAGTTGGGTTGTGCTTTGGTGTAGTCCAATTCTAAACCTTCTTCCCTGATTCTATCAGGGTCTTCCAAAAAATTGTCAATTATTATCATATATTTTATTTATAACTTCCGACTTTGTCACGTTTTTACTTCCGAGTTTGGACGTGTTTTACTTCCGACTTTGGCATTTAAATCCTTCTTCTTTCTATTTCGTTGTGGAATATATTAACCCATTCATCATGAGTTCTTCCCTCATATGGATTTGGAATCCTCATATTACCATCCCCATCCATACACCTAATGATACTCACAATATGGTCGATGGATATGGTATGAATTGGATGTGTTAACCCATTGGCCGTTCTCCATCGAATTGTTTGTTCGGATTGAAAAAATTTAAATGGTATCATTTCTAAATGTTAAAGTTATGTCAGCGTTGGTGTGGAATAGTTCACCTACCATATCTTCTTCCCATTTACATTGTTCATAAATAATATGATTAATTTCCGCTTCAACATCAATACTCATCCAAGCACCCGCTGCAAGTTCTTGTATATATCTTCTTATTGTTACACTATTTGTATGAACCGCGACCTCATCAATCTTCCTTCTAATATCATAATCACTATAAGAATTATATTTGTCCCTGTATAATTTGGTCATAACAATAATCAATATATTTTTAACCCTATCATTTTCCATTAGATTATTATCTACAATATATTTCCACGTGATGTCCAATACACCAATCAATAATGGAACATTTGTTGCATCATCTAATAAACCGGTTAGTTGCCAATTTATTCTTGTTTCGTTAGCTCTAAAAAATTTGAAATCTTTTATCATATTTTTATTTTAAAGAAATTAACTATTCTATCTGTGAAAGGTACTTTATTCTTCTTTAACATCTCTTGATATTCCACCACTTCAATCGCCTCACTCATTAAGATTGGGGTTCCTCTTCTTACCTTATCAGACAATTCTTCAAGACGTTTGTCTGTGAGTGTTTTTCTAAATTTCATATTATTTGTTTTATATTATATCAGGAAAATTATACATTGGATGTTCGGGATATATTGTATCTCCTTCTATTGTATTTCCCTCTTCAATATGTCTGAACAACATAACTTTATATGGTTCACCGTCAAGCATACCTAATCTTTCTTCCGTTACATCAAAGAATATTAATTCATCTGTGTTATAGAACTCAGGATATGTTTCATCTATTGGTGGGTCGGGATTAACATTACCATAATTCATTTCTATTCTACCACGCCATCTTAAAAACCCTCTATTCCACAAACTACGTCTTATTCTATCGTGATATGGATTTGCTTCAACATTACTACGAGCATTTTCCCACCCTTGAATATAACATTCCATTTCTTGTAATGTTGAACCTCTTAAATCTTGTGGTAACAAATTCCAATGGCGATGTGATAAATTGAATGGTGGATTTTGTTGTGTTGGTAATGTATACTCATCACTATATGTGTATCCGTTGAGTAGTTTAAATGGTTTTATCATACTATTCTGGTTTACCGTCTTCTTCCCATTCTTTAATATCTTTCAAAATCTTATCTGTTAATTCCTTTGTTTTGTCATCAAGTATTCTCATTAATTCGATATCTCTAGGGTTTGATTCATTCCATGCCGACTCTTCTCTTGCACCTGAATCGTGAATCATATTATTTAACACAAACCAACATGACATCTTAATTCTTGTTTCTAATGAAGTTTCTTTTAACAATTCATTTATTGTATTAGATAAAATCTTTCTTGCTTTTGTCATATTATATTCGATTTAATTGTCTACCTGCGGCAGATGGTGTGTTTAAATAATCTTTATAACTCATTGCAATAGTGAATTCTGTTTCTTGCACCCAATATTCAAAATGGTTTGGAAGCATTCTTGTTACACTACAATAGTATCCACGCAAAATAAACGAAGAACCTATTTGTAATCGACATCTATCTTTATATTTGTTCCGTTGAAAGAACTTGAACTTACTTACCATACATTTAATACTTTTGCAATCATTAAACCAAAAATAAATGTTACGGTGACAGCAATAAAAAATATACCTATCGCTTCGCTATGTGTTTCGATAACTGCATTAATCTTTATCTTTTGAAGGAACATCTTAATCTTCATCCACCACTTTGGATTAACGGTTGTTACTCTTGTTGCTTGATACAATTTAATTTGATTATCAGTTCCTCCACCGTTTATTCTTCTTGTAACTTCCTCTTGATTTAATGTTGGTCTAAATGTTTCAAAACGTCCTAACTGTCTATCATAATAGTACCTTTCCATCTCATTATTATTAAATGGATTACGAAGTCTATTATATAATTCACTTTGTGCAGTGTGATATAAACGTCTTCTGGTATAATAACCTTCAGGTGTGTCGGCATTGAATGAAGCAGTTGCTCGCACATCACCATCCATTATATCTAATGTCCCCTTTTGAAAAAATTTGAAGTCCTGCATTACTTAATATTTGAAGTATAGAATGTATTTGTAGATATTGTTCCTGTTGTTGTAAACGCTCCACCAATACCTCCCGTAGTTGTTACCGTTCCGGTTGTATTTGATGTTGTTAAACTAAACCCTGTTGTTGCGGTATTGATTGTTCCACTAAATGGAATTGTGTAAGTACCAGTACCCGGTGTTGTTGTTATAGTATAATCAGGTATAGTATAGGTGGATGTTGCGTATTGAACTAACCCTGGATTAACTATCCAAGCTGGGTTGGTGGTTGTTGTGCCCCAATTTATTATTCCAGTTCCTGGCGTTGGTGGATAAGTTCTAAAAATATCCTCCCATTGTTCTGTTAATGTATTTTGTTTATACCCTCTGAAAAATTTGAATTCGCGTACCATAATTTCTTTTACTATATATATTTTACATTTGGAATACTTCGTATTCTTTCATTCCATTTTCTTTTCTTTTATCTTCAATAACATCTTGGAAGTCTTCTAAGAATTCTTCAACGTCATCAATACCATAGATTACAAAGTAACTAGTAAATTGGTCTGAACTTCTAACCATAATACTACCTACACCAAGAATTCTCATCCAAAACGGTCTTTCCATCATTACGGATTTAATTCTATGGAAATATATTTCTCTTGTTGTTACGGAAAACACACCACGACTTTCTACAATACGGTCGTCATAGATATCGTAGGTCCAACATGCATAATCTAAAATCTTATAGATTGGTATTAAAACTACAAGTGCAATCCAGTAAAATTCTGTTGACATTGCTGCGGATAGTGCAAATCCACCAATGAATACCCAAAGAATGTTTATTAGTTGGGATGGTTTAACTGTGAAATCGGGAGTCATGTTATTTAATTTTAGTGATTTTTACGTTTTTTATGGTGGTTTGTTTATCATCCTCACCAATTAAGATATCGATTCTATTTTTATATCTTTTGTTCATTACATCTTTAACGGTATAAACTCCGTTATATTTTCCAGCCATTTTAATTCTAACCTTGGTACCAAATGGCCACTTTTTCTTTAAATCTCTCGAAACGGCAATGATTCTGTGTCTTTCGGGGTTGTCCTTATCTATTTTGAACCCTGAGGCTGTCAAATGTGGGGTTGAATCTGTTTCCCCTTCCGTTGGTGAGTAGGTTGTAAGGGTAACTGTCTCATAACTAATTGGTTTTCTTACTTCTATGTATGAATTCGGTACATTCCCGATGTTGATTGACAGTGGGAATAATGACAATAAAATGGTTATTAGTAATGACAATAATATGGTTAATATTGATGTATTCATATCACAAATATACGAATAGTATTTTGAATATCCAAAAATATTATTATTATTTTTAGAAAGTATTTATATACTATGAGGATATCGATTACGGAAGCACAATATGAGAAACTAATCCAAGCAAATGAGGTTGTTGGGGTTCCAGAAGGAATTTACGATACTGCAAAATCCATATACAGAAAGTATATTGATAGTTTAGTTGAAGAAGTGGGTCTACAATTCGGTAATATGAAATTGGGTGGATCTACCGATGTTGGTTTTTCAATTATGGGTGATTATCATGTTGGTGATTTATCTTTTAATAGTGTTGATTTTATGGTTACATTTGATTTTGACAAATATAGAAATGTTGAAATTGAACAAATGAGTATTGGTGTTGGTGATAAATTAACAAACGATTACAAACTAACATACAAAAAAACTGGTGGTCGTCTTGCTATGGGTGCAACATATCAAGTACCTGAAGATACATCTGAAGAAGATTTAATTAATAGTATTTTAAAATTTCAAACTAAAACAATATCGGCCATTGCTCACGAGTTGAAACATGCATATGATTTTGATAAGAAACCAACAAGGAATGCGGGTGAAAAAGTTAAGTATCATTCTATCGAGAGTCTTATGGTTAGTGTTCGTCCGTTGATGAAATTTAAAAGTATGTTATATTATTCACACGTTGTTGAGGAGAGTGTTAGAAACAGTGAAATATATACACTAATGAGACTAAAAGGAATCACTAAAAAACAATTTAAAAGTTTCTTAACTAAAACAACTACATACGATTTCTTAAAATATATGATGGATTATGATTATGAAAAATTCATTAAGGAGATGTACAATAGTATTCAGGGTATCGAATCTTTTTTAAGTTATGTTAAAATTGATTATGATAATATGACTGATGAAGAAAAAGTAAACGCCGCACTGAAAAAGTTTTATGAAATAGTTTCAAGAAGACGTAAAGATTTTCTTAACGATGTGATGATGGATTCACAATCAGATTTAATGTTGTTGTTAGCATCTGCACTTGGTATTGCTGATAATATTGTCAAGATGGGTGACAATGAGGCGAAAATTAAAGCAATGAAAAAAATCAACAAACACATTAATAGTTATAATGATTATATTGATTTTTATCAAAAAGAATTATCAGATATTAAAATTTCAACAACAAACACACTTAAAAAACTAGGTAAGTTATATAGTTTAGCAGAAGACTAAGGCTCAAATCTCAAAAACCTTATTGTTAGTAAATCGGATGTAATGTCGAATCCCCAACCATCTTCATATTGTGTATTGGCATCATGAAATCTTCCGTTTGGTCCTGTTATTGATAATACGGGAACAATAAATCTATTGGGGAATCTATATAAGAATTCGTGTATACCGTCACTTTGAGTTTCAACAATATCGTATGTGTAATTAGTTAATGGTAATAGACTTGTCCATGACCAAGAAGCACTATCATCGTCCAACGCTTCGATTAAATGTTCTTCAACCTCATCTTCATCTTCGTTACCAGAAAAAAATTTAAATGATTTTACCATATTATTTTATAATCTATAAACAATAGTATCTGAAAAATCTTTTTCGTTTTTTGTTTCAACTTCTTTTTCAAATCTATGTATGTGTTCTTTCATATCGTCATCGATATCAATATCAATAACCTCACCTCCATTATTAACAAACTTATCAATTTCTTTTACAATAATATTAATTAAGTCTTCGTTATAATCACTGTACCATTCACCCTCAACCCATCTTTCTTCTAATAAACTATGCATGTATCTTTCAAATCTAAAGCAATCCGATTGTGATATTTTCCAACATCTTTGTGCTACGATTCTGATTGGTGTGTGAGTCTTGGTTCCTTTTCTTCCTGAACTAATTTCTCTTTGTAGTTGCTTCATTCTATCCTCAACATCAAATGCAATTCCTATTTTTTTATCAGGAAAAACCCATTTAAAATTTTCAGGTCTTTTGTTATCATGTTTATCAACATACGTTGCAACATATAGAAATGTTAGAATATCATTTCTAAAAAATTCACTGTCTCTTGGTGTTGGGATGCATCCCTTTTCAAAATCTCTTTTTTCTGATACTCCACTATAGTGGTCTTTTTTGTGTCTGTAAAATTTTTTATTTATTTCTTTTTCTAACTCTTCTAAGTTTTCTTCTTTGATGATAAATTGTTTAGTTAAATCTAATTCATTAGTTTCATTTTGATTCATAAAAATATATAATGTTTAATTGTTAAAATATAAACAATAATTTTTAATTATCAAATAGATTAACTACCAATTAAATAAATTTCTTTTATAGATTTACCTTTTAACTCTGTACGGTAAAGATAACATTCGGATTCAGATGATCTTAAATTTTTCATCTTTTTCTCCGCTTGTTCCAAAGTTTCACACTCAATAATTTCTTCACCAACTTCGATGTGGTACTTTATTTTAATTTTGATTTCCATTTTTTATAATGTTTGTTTTATTAATTTCTCCCATTTAGAATAGTCTATTTGGATGTCAATTGGTTCCTCATCGTAATTGTCCCAAGATGTTAAATGCCAATGGTTACAATCTGAACAATGGTAGTAGCGCACCTCTTTTCTCCATCGTTTACTTTGTTTAAAACGAATGTAGTTTAAGACAGTCTTTACTTCCTTTTTTCCAAATTTTACTTTTTGACACTGTTCCATTTAAATTACTTTGAGATATGCTCTTCGTATTGTTCCCTCAACCATTGGAGGTAAATACATTTTTCATATTGTTCATCCTCAACATAATACTCAAGAAGATAATTAACGTTATTGATAAATGTTTCATCAAATTCCAATTGTTCAACATTAACATAGTGTTCGTAGACCTCGTCAATATTCTCATGATAAGTTTTACCTGGTCTTCTAGGAATTGAAAAGAAACTTTGGATTCCATTTTTTATCATGAATTCAGTAATGTTCATTACCTCCTCAAATAAACCAAACGTTCTTGTTCCACGAGTACTGTTAATTTCAAACATCTCAGTTTTAAATTTACTTTTCCTCATAAAATTATCTAAATCTTTTTTTCTATCGTCACTCAACCCTTCTTTCATATCTTTTAACATAGCCCTAAACTTCTTCATGAACTTTTTAGGGTCGTTAAAATCCTCATCACTAAATTCGAAATTTTTGTTCATCTTTTATTATTTGTTTACATGCAAATATACAATTATATTTTGTATATACCAAAAAAAAAACCCTGAAATTTATTCAGGGTTGTTGTCTATTGGTGTGATGTTAATTGTTTCTGGCGGATATTCTTTTTCAAAATATGACATTCTTTCGGACACTTTCCCATATTCAACAAATGGTTCAATAATGTCATTATACATGTCATGTAGGTTATCTAAATCTGTTTGTAAATTATCCATATCACTTACTAAGTGGTCAAACTTGTTAAATTCATCACTATAACGTCCATCATTGTTATATTCTTGTTGTTCATATGAATCTCTAATATCATAATATTTGTTAAATTTAGTTCTATAAACTTCATGTAGTTTGGAACAATCTTGAACAATTTTAGAGTACTTAACAGGTTCTTCAAGAACATTACCAATATTAATTGATTTTAAATAGGTAAGTAATTTACCCATTGCTTTTTTGCCCTCAATAACATCTTTCGTTATAGACTCAAGATGAGATGGTAGTTCACTCAAAGCGTAAAATACGGTTTGTTCAACCAATTTATTGAACTGTACTTCTGTTAAAATAACCTTTTTCATATCCATAAATATTACTCATTAGGTAAATCTTCAATAGATTCAATAACCAATCTGTCCGATGGGTATTGTGCAGTCAATTCAAAATGGGTTTCATATGAACCATACTCACCGATTACCTTAACTTTCTTATGAAATCTAGTTGCACATACTGAGTCGGGATGTACGGTGTCAGCATCGATTGTTACTTCCCTTAGTTCACTACCAACAATTAAAAAACAATTATATCTTTTCATATTAATCTTTTGAATTTCCGTGAATATAAAACATAGCACCGAACAAAAACGTTGAACAATATCGATAAAAATCAACTGGTTGGTCGAATTTATATTCTTGGGTAACATATGCCCCTAAAATAAACGCTGATAATATCGAAAGTAACCTTGATAAACCTTTTGGGAAATTTTTCATAAGATTAGATTTTAATATAACTAATCCCACCTTGGGTCCCCTTCAAAGAGTTACTATATCTTTGTTCTGCGTTTTCTCTTTTAACTAACTTACCATTCTTATGATAGATAGCCCACTTCCATTCTTTGGTTGGTTTATATCCAGGTCCTTTCCAATGTGGATGTGCACCTTTTTCGTACTTCTCTAACTTATCGATTACCGCTTCTAACACATAATCATCCGACACCTCCAAGTATCTCATACCAGGATATATCTTATCTCTTTTTGGACAATTATACATTACAGCATAACTACAATCTAAAGATATATCTAAGTCTTCATTACTTCTTGCACTAATCAATATTGCAAGTTGATCACCGGTTGTGTCGATTACCTTTTTAGTTTCCCTTGGGAGGTACTCAATTAATTTACTAATGTTTCCACGGTATTCTCTAACCGCCTCTTGTCTTGTTTCGAATATCTTATCAGGTATTCTACCATCTAAGAGTTCTACTTTGTATTGTTTGTTTACTATCATGATTTATAAAGTCTATTGTGATTGTACAATGCGACAGGATTTTCCTCCGCAATAATTCCGTATTCTTTCATCACATTTTCATATATGACGTTTTTATCTTCATTAATGTACTTACCAATAATGTTAACAAACCCATAGTTTGACTCATCAACTTCACCTTGTTGAGTTCCTGGTAATCCACAGTACAATGCCTCCCCAACCTCGCTGATGAACATCCCAGAATAGAACCCAAGTAGTCCAAAGACATCAACAAACTTATCAGCATTACACCAAATAAAGACACTGTTGTCCTTTTCTTTTAAAAGTGGTACCATTGATTGGTCGATGATATAACCTCCGTATTTTGCACCACAATTATCAAATTGACCTATTGAGAATAGACCACCTGGACTGCCATGACCCATCATCATTACACGGTCGTGTTCTTTAATTAAGTTCATAACATCCATCTTACTACAACCACCTTTGACAACGGTTTTATTTGGAATGTTTTTATAAACTATATCAAGAAACGTAGTCGACTCATCCGCCGGATGTATTATTAAAGTTTTCATTATTCTATTTTTGATTTGATTTCTTGGAATACTCCATCAGCCACCTCTCTATATTCATCATACTGTTGGTACCTATCTTGAAATGTTTCCAATGAGTGGATAATAGTTGTATGGTCTCTATTTAAAATTTTACCGATGTGTTTTAAAGTGTGACCAAACTCTCTTTTCATAACCGCAACGAAAATAAATCTAGCATCGATTACTTCTCTATCTCTAACTCTTGATAATATTTGGGAAGCGGTGACACAGCAGTTCTTAGCAACTATATCGAGTATTTCGTCTTTTGTTATTCTATCTCTTTTAAACCTTTTTAATTTTTTATATTCATCGGTATTTTTCATACCGGGGTAAACATAGGGACTGATGTTCTCTATCATGTTTTATTGTTTTAGAGTACAAATATATATGGTTTTTTAGAATATTCCAAAAATATTTTAGAAATTCCCAAATAAAAATTGGTAAACCACCTCGGGTATTTGGGTACAGATTGATTGTGCACCCTGATTGTCAGTACATTCAATATGTGGTAAATTCTTAATATAACCCCTCATATATTTTGGAGCTCTGTTTAATCTACCAACAATATAGTCTCTTGGGTATAGTTTATCAGCTTCATAAAATCCTTCTGATATAACTCTTTGGTACTGAGACTCACTTACAATTACTTTCATACCTATAAATATTACCCTCTTGGCGTTTCTGCACTTGGACCTCCGTTTCTAATATAATAACTTTCTCTATTATGTTCGATAGTTTCTGGAATTGAGTTGATTTCACCTGAATTCCACATCATTCTATCTATTATTGTATCTGATTGAGGGTCCGCAGCATTTTCGCTGTCTTCGTATTCCCTTTCTTCGGATCTTTCCTCTAACATCTCTTCCGTAGGGTCATTTTCTCTTCTAATGGCTGCACCGATTCTATTACTTAATCGTCTTTCAACTGGTTGCTCAACTGGTGTTGGTTCGTATAGTCCACCACTCTTAAATAACCCACTATGTTTTAAAAGAATATCCTCTTTAGTTCTTTGGTCATCGTCTAACAGATATCTATTTGTTTTGGCATTTTTAGCCATCGATGTTTCACCAATTACTTTTCTTAACTCATCGTTTAATTCAGTTTGTAATGAATCAACACGAGTATCTTTTTGATTCCAAAATGAAAACTCTTGGTCGTTTTTATCTAATGAATAAAAACTTGCAACTTTATAACCTGTCTTTTTATTAATACAATAAATTAAAACACCTTTAGAACTATACTTAATAAAGTATTCAGGATTGTTTGATTGAGTTGTACACCATTTAGTGTTAGAACCATATTTTTTAGATGCCAAATATGTTAATGGTCTAACTAATAACCATTCATCATCTTCATAAACTTTAATGATTTGGTTCTCCATGTCCTTAGTTTCTACCTTCATGTCGGCAACACTAACGGAATTAACAACATCTTCAAAATTCTTATATCTACTTAAATCATTTTGTTCAATAAGATTTCTCTCATTGTAATCGCAAAATTTCTTAAAGTTTATTAAATCTTGAACATTAAAAAAACCATCAACAAATTTATACAACAACATTAATTGGATTTCACTAAATTGATTTAGTTTTTCCACGCTAATGAATGTAAATTCAGTAGTTAATGTATCCTTAATTTCTTTAATATGTTCTTTTATATTTGGTGTACCTTTCATTAGTTTAAGTAACAAATCGGTATACTTAGATTTTCCTTCTGGACTAAACAATTCAAGTACAGTAACCAAATTTAAACTGTTGTCAGGATTGGTTTTTAATTCCTTAATTTTCGACATTTTTTTTTATTTTTTAATTTATATAAATAAATTCTGATTTTTTATATTTTTTTTTCAATTGGTAATCATATTCCCAATTTTCAATAATTTGTTCCGCTAATTCTTTTTGTTGAAACGGATAATCACCTGATACCCACACTTTAAAGGGTAATGTACCCATACTCGTCCTAAACCAAACTTTTTGCTGTGGTTGATACATTTTGGTACCATTTATAACATAAGTTTCAATTCGATACTTTGGTTTTGCTTCTAATGTCACCACTCCCAATAACATTAAAAATATAGTTAACTTTTTCATACTAATAAAATTTTCTTAACACCTCAATAACGTCCCAAGCATCTTCAAGTGCATTGTGGGTAACGATACCGTTAACCCCTGCACGTTCTTTACATTGTGTTAAGTTTGGTAATGACTTATCATTCTTCCAATCAACCACTAAAATTGATGGGTCCAATACTCTTTGACGGGTACGAATTAACTTTTGCCACCAAGGAAGTTCTTGTAAGAATAACTTATCGAATGTTCCAAAGTTTTTACCTGCAACATTCAATGTAATTGCTTTAGTCTTGCTATCAATAACAGGTGTTAATTTTCCATTCACATGAGTTGATGGTGAATCTAAATGTGAAAATCCGTTACACCAAAGAAACTTATAGAACTCTTTAATGATATCATCTTTCTCATGGAAACTATAATCAGAATGTGTATTCATTATATTTCTCTCGAAATCAGTACCTTCAAGATAATCACCAATCATTTCAATGATTTCTTTATTCATTGTGAGTGCTCGAGGTGAACCCGTGATTTCATTTTGAAGAATGATTGCGTTGAACTTAGGACATTCTTCGTATGGTAATTTCTTTTCAGTATCTTCAATGATTGCACCGATAGATAATGTTTTGTGTTTCTCGTGGTCAAGACCACTGGTTTCAATATCAATGCTGACGTACACCATAATTTTTTTATTTAATGTTAATTAAATTATTTATCTCAGACTCAATTTTAAACATCAAAGCAGCTTCTAACCCTTTATCTTTCCAATTAGTTTCGAAATAGAATCTTGCCATATTAAATTTCAACTTAATCTGGTGAAGTTCGAACCCCGGTATTAAAATTAATTCTTCCATTACTTTATCCAAGTAATCGGTTACATCTGTAATATCAAATTCCAATCCATACCAACCTTTGGGTATGTACGGTTTATACTTTTCGTTGAATTCATTTGCTGTCATTAGTATTTGTTTTTATCTGATTTACCTAAATGTGCACGACCTTTAATTGTTCCATTAAAGTTATCCTCTTCAATATTTCTATCAATAATCAATGATGTACTATTAAGACTTATCATTTCTTGAAGTGCCTTCTTTGCAATTAATCCACCATACTTTCTTTTGTGTTTGGTGTTGTCTGCACCTAACAACGGTGCCTCAAATTCAACCTCAACTTCCAAACTAATTGTATATTTGAATAACATAATAATTGTTTTATAATCCTAAAACTTTTAGTTGATCGATAGTGTGCTTTGCACTTACATGATGAATACCGATACCTCCAGCATCTCTCCATCCTTGAATGTTATCCAATCTATCGTCAATTAATATTGAGGTTGGTGTTGCAAAATCTTTCTTGTGTTTTGCACTTCTAAGAATTAAATGTGTACCAGGTAATTCCCTCTCAACCCAATCGTGTTTTGCAACTATTGAGTCGTTTTGTCTTGATGGTGCTGATAGTATTTCTGGTGTATATTTTTCAATGTACTTCCATAATCTTTTACCATCTCCCGTCCATTCTAACTTAATCCAAAAATCGTAACCAGCTTTGTTGATGGGGTCCCAAAAATCTGTATCATTTCTATGTACACCAGCAATTAAGTCTTCACCAGTTAATTCTTTGTAACCTTTGTCAAAGTCAACCAGGACTCCGTCCATGTCACAATATATCTTGTACTCTGTGTTTTTCATATAACAAAGATATATAAAATTTTTGAATATTCCAAAAAATAGCATAAAAAACCCTCACATTTTTTGTGAGGGTTAGAATATATTAATCTTTAGCCACAATCTGACCAGTTCTTGCGTTGACTAAAAATAAGTTACCTTTTGCATCTTTAGCGGGATAAACGTCGATGTCACCACCGTCCATTTGCTCATCCACCTCTTCTTCGTGAGCAATACTATCGGGATTCATATCCTCTGTTTCTTGCTCGTTAACTATATTTGAAACAATTCTTTCAATATCGGATTGTTTTAATTTAATAACTTTTGACATAATTCTATTTTATATATAAATACTCGTTATTAGGTTTTCTTTTTATAAATACATTATAAAGATAGGAAAGTTGGGAGTTCTAGGTCCTTTTCTGAGACTCTTATGAAGTAATCACTTACCCCCCAATCTATGTTCAAGGTTGGGTCATTATAAATAATCCCACCTTCACTTTCCTTATTATATGGATTATCAACCTTATATTGAAATATTGCATTATCACTTAACGCTGAGAATCCGTGAGCACATCCCCTTGGTATGAACACTTGTTTGTTTAGTGTCTGACCTAATTCCACCTCGACAACCTTACCGTAGCTTGGGGAATCCTTTCTAATATCAACAATAACGTCCAATACACGTCCACTGGTACATGTAACAAGTTTAGCCTGTTCATACTTACCTGTTTGGAAATGAAGTCCTCTAATGGTCCCTAAATGAGAATATGACATATTATCCTGAACGAACTCCACATCATAACCCACGTTACTATTGAAAACTTCTTTGTTATATGGTACCGCGAAGTATCCCCTACTATCTACAAACGTATCGTAATTTATTATATAACAACCACCAATGTCTGTTTTGGTAAATTTCATTATTGTATATTCTTAAACATTTGAGGCACTTGACCATATACTGGTAACTTACCATCCCATTTATTAATGTACTCTAATTGTAATAACAATGGTGTCAATGTTACTTGTTTCATTCTATTTGATTCAGCCTCAGCTTTTGCTGATGTTAACATTGCTTGGGCGTTACCTTCCGCAGTTGCCACTTTAATTTTAGCTTGAGCCTCTGCAGTTTTAACCTCATTCTCAGCTCTCAATGCTGCCTGAACCGCGTTGTTCTTAGCCTCAATAGACTTCTTAAACGTCTCAGGATAAATCAAATTAGATGTGAACTGATTGATAATAAATCCCTCTTTCAATAGTTGTCCATCTAACAATCTACGAACCTCCACCTCAAACACTGCTCTATTTGAAATCAACTCATCCGCTGTGTATTTGTTAGTTGCCAATCTGAACGCATCGTACACCGCAGTCTTTAAGAAACCTTCTTCGATGTCCTCCAATGGTCTACGATACTTACTAAAAATCGAAGGTACTTTATCTCTTTGAACCGAGTAATTCATAATAGGTGACACACTAAACTCAGATCCATCTTTACTATTTACCACGAATGAATTTTCTCCTTTATATTCTTTGTGTTGGATGAATGTTGGGAACTCATAAATGGCAGTTGTAAATGGGTTATAGAATACCATACCAGTGACTGCCACTACATCATCCACACCTTTATTATCTCCATATTGATTTACTTTAACTCCCACATGTCCTGCGTCGATTCTCTCACATGAGAAGAATAAAAAGGTTAATGTAAAAAATGTTGCTACCCCAATTAAAATGTTTCTCATAATTTGTTTTTGTTTTATTTTTTGTTCTTGATAAAATTCTGATTCCATTCGGTCTAATTCTTCATTTGACCTTTGTCTACCATAACTGTCCCATCGGTTATCGTACCTATTAAATGCTTTCATATTATTTTTGTTATTAATTTTCTACCATTTCATATGTCATTTCAAAAATATCAGGTTTACATGGATAGTACTCACCTTGTACACCTCTAATGATATAATCACCAATTGAAGCAATCATCTCACCTTCCAATGTTGGTATCTTAATGCATTGATTACCTTCTGAATCTTTTGAAACAATAAAATGTGACACTTCACTAATTGAGAAGCAATCTAAACATCTAAAATTACCATCGTACTGTACCGCAGTTATCACTACGGGTTTCTTTCTAAATCTTGCCATATTATTTCTTATTAATTTTTTTTCTTGTTTTTACAAATGGTTCTTCACTTTTAATTTCAGAAAATTGTTTAGTGTTTCTTTTCTTTTTAAGAATCTCTTCTTTTGGAATGTAATCTAATTCGGTTTCGCCCAACTTAATTTCATCAAGAGATGATTCAAAAATGTTTTTAAAGTGGGCAAAATAACCTGGAGCTAAATAAATGAATAGCAACGTTGTTACAATACCGATTAACGCTGAAATTATATTTAATATTGTATTTGGTTCCGTTAATCCAGGAAACACAATGAATTCAAATACTAATACAATCCCAATAACCATTCCAACAAGATCTAACATGCCAGAATTAAAAAATGTTTTTATCTTTTTCATAACTTATTTTTTTTTAATATAAATCTTCAGAATATAATTCCTTAAATGTTGTGTCTGATATAATTTGGTTAGCCTCTCTTGCTATTTTCATACCCTCATATCTATCCACAAATCTATTGGTATTTGTAACAAATCCCTGAACCGATTCTCCGGAACAATCTTCACCATTTGTACAAGTCCTTTTACCTAATAAAATCACCATAGTACGGATAATATCAGCATGTCTATGTCCTTCTACAACTAAACCTGTTTCAATGTTTATAGGTTTGTATTTGGGAGTTGGTATATCCTTATACCAAATTGCTGCACAATATATTCTTTCCATAACTTATTTTTTCATTTTCTAAAATTTACCCCATTGGGATTTATCTCGGTTTTGTTCGGCAATTTTAATACCTAACCAAATCTCGTTAAAGAATTGTTTAACCTTGTTAATTATTAATTTCATAATCTAATATAACTAAAATAATCCGAAATAAAAAATTATCTATCAACATTTAACATTTCATCCATATGATGATCATCAACACCTAATTCAGAACCAATTGGTCGTTTCTTCATATCGTTTAATAATCTTTTTAAATCGTATGGTGCAAACTCGGGGTTACCATCCATTCCTACATCCATTCTACGTCCATTACCGAACTTTTTATGGTTAGGTAGGTGACAATGACCATGAAGGTGAACACGTCCCTTACGAAGTCCATTCCACGATGCAATTGGGTAATGACACATCTCAATTGTTTCTCCTTGGTATGAGAACTGCTCAAACCAATTAACACTTAAAAACTTACTTCTAATGTTTTCTCTATTCCTATCAATGTGATGGTCATGGTTACCTAATACCAAATGTATATTCTTACAGATTAATCTATTATAAAATTCTTCAATAGTTTCAAACCCACCGAATGACCAGTCACCCAAATGTATCAACACATCATCTTGACCAACAAGTTCATTGATATTATTAACAATTGCAGAATTCATTTTATCAAGAGTATCAAAATTTCTTGTTTGTGATTCGGGTATTGATCCGTCGGGCATTCTCCAATTGGTCACACCTCTACATATGTTGGTGTGACTATAATGTGTGTCAGATGTTATCCAAACTTTTATATTGTTATCTATCTTTATCATATTAACAAAAATCTGTTGATGAACTCACACGAAGCCCATCAATTATTTTATCATCATATTCTGGTTTATCAAAAAATGAACCCATACCATTTGTTCTTTCTTTTCTACGATACTCTTCGTTAACCACTAATCCATCAGGTTCACCCCAACTAAGTGCCATGTCAATGAATTCTTCCAAAAACCACTCAGTACCATATTCATCAACAATCCTACCCGAACGAATAAACTCAAGTAACTCCTCTTTATTTGAATAATATTTGTTGTCATGAAAATTCCAACAGAACTTCCAACCCGAACTTCTTTTACCCAAATGTATATTCGAATCTTTAATGAACATATCCCAAGGTGAATACCATGACCAATCTTTGGTTGGACTAATGTACTTCATATCTCTTTCGAGGTTTTCAACACTCATATCCATTGATGTAACTTGTTGAATTAGAGTCTGTTGTCTCTTCAACATCTCTTCATTCGACGCAATTCTGTAATAATTTGTTCCCATTGTGTGTTAGTTTATACACAAAAATATAAATTTTTTTTGATATTCCAAAATATTGCAAAAAAAATCCCTCAAATTTCTTTGAGGGGATAACTGAAACTCTACGTAGATTAGTCAATGGAGAATCTCAATTTTTTTTAAAATTCATATCGTATCTAATACCCAATGCGGGTTCGAACTTGGTAACTCGACTATTTCCGTGCATTACTGAATATTTTACCACATTTCTAAACTTACCATTCGTTTCTAAATGGAATCGTTCTGTAATGCGAACTTCTTTTGTAAACCCAAAAATAAAATACCAAGATGCACTTGACTTTACATTGATATTATCAGTTAAATCGACTAACGATTTTTGTAAATAATAACGTAAAAAACCAGCACCAGCAGAAAAATCAAACCCATATTTTAAAGGTGTTATATAATACATACCCATACCAAATCTTTTATTTGAATTTAATATGAATCTATCCGTTTCATTATAATACTTATTCTGAAAATCATCTGGATAAATTACTTTATCCCTATATATATCAACTCCAAATCCATCTCCCTTTGGTTCGTTTCTTCTTTCATAATAAGCATTACCATATGGAGAAACTCCTAAACTAATACTATTCCAACGTTCATATTCTGATGTGTTATCGTTATACTCTTTAACATAAGAAACGGTTTTAATTTTTTTTAATTTATACTCTTGTGCGTAAGAAACAAGCGACAATAATATCATCAATAAAACTAATAATTTTTTCATAATCATTTATATTTTATGCAGAAAGATAAATTTTCGTTTTGATATTGTAAAGTACCACAAAAAAAATCCCCCAAATTTCTTTGGGGGACTAACTGAAACCCTACGTAGGTCAGACCTTGGAAATTACCAAGGAGAGGTTATTTTCTTTTTATTTCTTTCATGATGGTTGATACTAATTTAGTTATTGTATCTTCATTCATTCTTTGTGTGATATCACTTCTATCCACAACACTTCTTGATTCTAATTCTTCGGTAACATCCATTGATAAAATATCTCCCTTAACTTTGTTTAAACATTTAACCAATGCTTCCACACATTCACTATATTGTAATGGATTACCCGCACATAAAAATGGTTCGGAGGCTTCGGTACATGTAAAATTCTTATCTTTTTGTCTATCGTTACCAGAAATTCTCATTTGGTCTTTTAATTTCTTACCAATTAAAGTACTGAAATCAACTGTCCACTCATATTTTGAATTACCATCATTTAATATTCTTTCAACTCCTCTAATAGAAATACTACTTGAAACCGCAACATCTCTATCTTCAGGACGATATCCTCTTTTTGCCAATTTTAGTAATGGTGTTAACGGATCATTTTTATAATTTAAATCCATATTCTCTGTCGGTCTTAGTGCGTCCCAGTTAGCACCATGATTGTATTGGCGAGGCATGTGAGTTGTTAATATATCCACAGTTGGTGCATCACCATATAATCTATCTTCATTTGCTTGTGCAAAATCTGCAATGTTCAAATAAAAATCATAGTTGTGACCACCAAAATGAATTATATTATTAGAGACTGTACTGTGTCTATCGATTGCCGCCTTTTGTCCTTTAAACATTTGGTCAGGCATTTTTAGTGGAGGAAATCCAGATTCAATTAACTTATCATTTACTTCTTGGTTAATTAAAATTTTACTAACTATTGGATTAAAACTTCTTAATATCTTTTCTCTATCACTCGTTGGTCCAGAATCTTTAGTTTCAAAACTTAAATTAGTTTTTTGTCTAAGACTAAGTGCTTTAGGTGAAGGTTTAGCTTTACCTGGTTCAAGAGGGTCATGATGAACTTTATTCATTTGAATAATATGTACCCTATCTCCCATTTCTTTTTGAGCCCACTCAAAAAATTTAGGATTAGCCGCCCTTAGTTCTTCTTCAGTAATTGGTACTAACCCTGTTGGGATTACCGCAGTCCTTTCACCTTGTGGGTCCTTTGTTGGACTATAAATCCAAACATCAACCGGTGGCATATCTTTAGGTTGTGTACCAATTGGGGGTTTTTGGAAACGATAAGACTTTGTAACAGATCTTTTCTCAAATCTTTGTCTTTCTGCTCTCTCTTCGGGTGTTTCGTCCCAAGGATTCTTTTCCTCTCTACCCGGATTATATTTTGACATTTCATCCATTTCAAGGGATGATTCGTTTAATTTAGCCAATAAATCTTTCTTTAATATTTCTTTCATTTGATTGTAGATTTCTTATATGTATATAAATACTCGGATTATTACAATTGGAACCACTCTGGAGTATTTCTACCTTTCCATACACAGAATCCTTTTTTGTCCCCAATGTAATAATTGCGATAAGATTGGATTGTGTCTCCATAAACCTTAAATTCTTCAGGCATTGCAAGTGCGGGTGGTGTAAACTCTAAGTCTTTTATTTTGGGTCTATGATAAGCACACCATTCAATTATGTCTTGGGTTTTGTGACGTTTTCCATAACGGTAAGTGTATTCCTGACATAGGTTAAATCCTAAATCAACTAACCAAATATAGTTTTGTAAATCTTCTCTAACCCATTTAGAACATGGGTGATTCTTGTGTGATAGTTTATATGGTGCCTCTCCATTGGTTGCCCAATGTGCTCCACAAAGTAATTGGGCGGTTTCCAATATCATTTTAACAACGTGTTTATCGTTATGATATTGTGCACATAACTTGGGGTTCCAATCTAAAAAGAAAATGTTCATATTATTCGTATGTATCGTGAAAGAATTTTCTAACCTTTGAACCTAACTCCATATCGTTGGGGTATTCATTAATGAAACGTTTTGGTATTGTGATGTGTTCTCTGTCAGTACCTTTTAAATAACATTCGGCACATAATTGTCCAGCACCTTCAATATAACCTGTTCTGTAATCAACGTGAGTGTTAATATCTACCGTGGTTTCTTTACCACACAATATACAAATTTCGTTTGGCATATAATAGTTTTATATACTAAATATATAAAACTTATTTGATAAATCCAAGAAAATAATGGAATAATCTTATTAACTAACCGTTGACGCAATTCGATTAACTTCACCCGCAATTTTATTAATTACAGGTTCATAGTTTGCAGTTGCATATCTATTACCGTCCTTGTTAACAAAGTTTTGAACTAAGTCATTTGCGGTTTTACCACCAGTTAGGTAATTCTTAGCAATTAAATTGTAATAAGTGTTAATACCACTTTGTACGTCGTTATGTTGAACATTTGCCCCACTGTCGGTATTTCCAACGTTGAATGGGTTTCTCGTTCTAATAGGTCTACTCTGTGGGTCTTTATTACCAATTCCACCTTCAGCGGCTAATTGAGCTAATGCTAATTCGGGTGGGACATACTTTCTAAACTTAACAAAGGCTCCCTTAGCCCCTTCCGCCATCATTTCACCTGTAATATTTAAAAGGTTCGGTTGTCTACTATCAATAAATTTTTGAGATATTTGAGCGTATTTCCTATAACCATCATCTGTGTTTAAATCTAAATCGGTAAACGATGCACCACCTCCAGTAAGAACCGCAGCGTCGATATATTTTTTAAGTTCTTCTGACTTAACACCCCTTTCTTTTAACAACTCAATTAGTTTAGTTAACATTTCGGGGGTTGCTTTAACCATTGTTTCAGATGGTGCAGAACCTGAAACTCCTTCTTTATTAGATACGTGTAAATGATTGTAGTGGTTACCTCCGGTGTCTGTTTGCCATAATACTGCTTTTTGATTACCGCCCTCAGCATTTAATGAATAACCTATTTTAACTAACTCGTTCTTCACTCTTTCACCTAACTCCCTAAATCTTGGGTTACCATTAGATTTGTTTGATGCACCACCCGCACCGATACCATCTAATATCGCAATATCAACGGCAGTATTTGTAGCGTGTCTACTCGGTTTTCCATTTATGGTTAGATTTCCATGTCCGGATTTTGCAGTTGTTATTGTGACAACCACACCAGCATTGGATGCCGCTGTCTGTAAATCATCTAATAGTGGTTGATTTATTTGATCATTTTGAGTTGCGTCATTATCAATTTTTACGTTAGAATAATTAGTATTTCCCAATCTAACGAACGCCTCAGAAATTGGGGTTTTAGTACCACCACTTACTTTTTCATTTATAAACTTACCAACTGCATTTGCAGTTTCGGGTCCAAATAAACCATCAACACCATGTCTTGGTAATTCATACCCTAATAACATTAAACCTATTTGCATAGACTCAACTTCTTTTTGGAATGACATTCCACCACTTTGTTGTTGACTTAATCCATTTTGTGATGCCTTTTCTAATGATAAAAAGAAATCATTCACATCAGTACTAACCAAATCGGCTTTCTTTGGGTCATCAACCTTTTTTTCGTCCTTATTTAACCCAACTGATTTTAATATATTATCTAAAAATCCCTCTTCAATTAAGGTTTTACCATAAGTAAGGGTATGAATTCTTTTTAAATCTTCTTGTAACGACTTCTTCATATCATTATAAATATAACAAAACTATACTTTTATCCATTTTTGTGTTGAATCTAACTTAAAGGACCCAACATATTTTTTATTCCATTGATTGGGGTTAATCAATGATAAAAATGTACTATCATTTTCTCTCACATATAAGTGATATATTTCCCCCATTACTGGTATAAATGAGTATGTGGACTGATAGACTAATTCGTTCCAATTAACCTCATCGATTAACTTTTGGAACTCCTCTTTTAACTCATCGTACCTTGATTTAAATTGTTTGTTGGCCACACCTGCTTGCATTTGTTTCCAACCACCAACATCCTCTAATTTAATTGCAGGAGCACCCTGATTACTACCATAAGTTAATTCTCTTTGGTAGTACCCCTTCTCTTCATCCCATACAACTAAGTCAGGTTTCTTTTTAGCCATTACATGATTTGATTTTTATCATCTTCGTGGTCATCACCCCAATTAAGAAAATCATCACCCTTATAATCCGGATGGTTATTTTTCATGTAATCGATACCAACAACCCATCTCCAAGAAATCAACCCAACAATAAAAAATATTATTCCAAAAATCGGTAAGTGTTCCATGTTATTTATTCTTTTTGTTATGTGCTTTAGGTTTACCATCTTCATCTAACAAAACAAAGATAATTTTTTCTATTTTAATTATCGACTGTTTGGTGTTTTTATTTCTAACGTCACAACATAACGTTACTGATGTTGTTCCAAATTTAACCAAGTCCATACCAAATTCAATTACATCACCAACCTTTGCAGTTGTTACGAAATCAATCTCAGACATTGCTTTGGTAACAATGTTTGGACTACCCAATTGACAGATTGCAAATATTGCTGCCTCTTCATCTATCCATTTCAATAGTTGTCCACCAAATAATGTTCCCCTCGGGTTTAAATCACCTGGTTTAATCAACTTTCGTGTCCTGTATATCATCAGTTAAAAACTTTAAAATTTTCTCTTTAATACCACTCTGCTTAATTCCCTCCGAATCTAACGGAGTCTCCACAAAATTATCTAATCCCCATTCATGTTCGTATGGTACACTATAGTCCAAACCAGATTTCCCCATTCTCAAATCATCGATAGATACCCAATGAGTTATTTCGGGATGGTCAACAAGATACTGTTTGATTTCAATAGTTCTGGTTTGTTCTAACTCCCAAGATCGGGACCAAATAAAACCAGCAGGATATGCATCAATATACCAAGTACATTGACTTAAGTTTGGGGTGAGAGCTATAGGTTTCTTTTTGATTCCTTGTGACTCATAATACTCACCCATCTCCTCAACAGTGGCCCATCTTTTCCAATCAGATGAGACAACAATTTCAGCATCAGTTTTTTCCAATATTTCATTTAACAACTTAATAGCTTTCTTATTAAAATTATCAAATCTCATCTCAACAGGCATCTCTAAAATACCTTGACTCATCTTACGTCCAAACTCTTTTTGTTTCTTGTGTCTACCTCCCCATTCGGTGGATAAACATATCACCCCATCGTGATCTAAAAATATTACTTTCATATAATGTTATTAACCTATACAAATATACGAAATATTTTTAATTATATTAAGAGTTTTCGTTAATATATTGCAATTGTGGAGACCAAGTACCTTCAGATATTACCGTTGGTTTACTGTTCCTATCAATCATTACCCACTCCACATTAACAATACCCCAAGGTTCAAATTGTTCTAAAACATCTGACAATGTGAAACATTTACAACTATAAATGTCAAATTGAGCCATTGCCGGTTGACCTTGATCCCAAATATGTATTGATGAGTGTGATGTTGCGAGAGTTACAGTTCCCGTTAATCCTTCATTACCCGGATAATCCACGTAGACACTCGTCGGTCCACCAACCACTTCCATCTTAACTTTATGAACTAAATCAATGAACCATTTATTGAGAACATCCACCTCTTTTGGTGGGTTTGTAATCCAAATCTTCATTAGAAGATGTTGGTGATACGGTACGAATTCTTCCTGCATTAATGTATTTTTTACTACACATATATATCAGGAAAATTGTATTTTTCTAAGTTCTATTTTATTTAATTAACCAAGATGATGATTGAATTTTATCCCCTAAACCGTCAATCAATTTTATACCTAACCAATCACATACTTGTCTCTCAGGGATAGCATCATTAAGTTGGTCCCCACCATTTGCAAACATTAGTTCGTTTGTTGAATCTTCTAAAGAATGAATGATTCCGATTGTTTGAGAAACAGTTCTATCCGTATCTACAGATAAGAATACCCTGTCAACCATTTTTAGATTTTGAATGATGAACATTCTCTCGTCTTCATCCTGAAACTCTTTACTACCCTTTAACTCTCTCTGCTTGTCATTGTTAACAATGACGTAGAGTTTATCACCAAGTTCTTTGGACTTATTGAAATAATCAATGTGTCCTTTATGAAGAGGGTTAAAGTATCCACTTACAATCACAATTTTCATTTATTAAACTTTTTAAAGTTTTTGATAAATTCTTTTTCGTACTTCTTGAGTTCCTTTGTGTCTAACCCATTATATAAACCAGTTGACATGAAAGCGTTAATTTCATCATCAATAATCTTCTTATCATTAACATAACCCATTTTAATAAGTTTCTTTTTTAACTTCTCATAATGGGTTGGTTTAATATTGTTAATTAAACTATTAACTATTTTTCTGTATTCCTTATTGGTAAAGTATAAACCATGTGCAATTTCATGATCCATAGTTTTCAAATCTTTAGAACTCGCACCAATCAAATACCAATCACATCTTGTTCCATCATTTTTATTTTGTGAATCAATTGCGCAATAAAAATAAATGTCGTTCATAATTTGATCGTACTCTGTGTCTTTACAGAATATATGATTTGCTCTCTGCATAATATTACTTGGGATATTATAACCAGACCAATCGTCAGGATATGTGAACGTTCTTTTCTTCCATGCTAATTTATAATGTCTCATGTATTCCATCCATGTGAATGGTTTACCTCTGAACTTCTTATATGGTGATTCGTAGAATTCTTGATATCTACAAAATAACATGGCTCTATCATAATCATCATCAACAGTTACACAATATATTCTTGGTTTAACTTCTTTAATTACACCTTTAACTAATGGGTGCTTTATTTTTTTCATAAATTTTGTTTTTACTAAACCAAATCATATGTGTTATTAATATTGCCAAATTAACAAACATAGTTGGGTTATTTTGTATTAGATATCCGTAGTATAACCACATAACACAAGCGATTGCATTTACCAATCTTAGTTTCCACATTGTTTTAAATGTCATTGACAATAACACAACCGCAGACGATGCCCAACCCAGTAATTCAATCATCTTTAATTTTATTAATTTGTCTAATCATATCGATTGTTCCAAATACGGATATAACCGCAAGAAACACAAATCCTAAAATCACTATCATATACAACTTTTTAATATTTCTAAACATAAGTCCGCCGGTATCTTACTTCTTTCGTAAGCATTGGCTCGACCCTGAGTTCCTGTTCTACTACCTCTTGGTGCAGCAACGTGACAAGGATCACCGTTCTTACACATTGGTTTTGGTGTCCACATAATACTGTTCGTCCATATGTCAGTTGGTTTCATTCTTTCATCACCATATTGACAATAGGTTACCGATTGTTTATTTAACCCTTTAACAACATCCAATTTACGTAGAACTCCTCTTGGATTTTCCATGAACCAAAATGTTGGTTGGAAGTGATTAATTATTTCTAATGTCTTCTTAACTAACTCAATACCCAACTTCGCAGTTTCTGTTTTAGGTATGTAAGCACCTTTGCCACCAGACCAATGATGTCCGATTGCGGCAACACTAAATCCGGTACACGGCGGTGATGCCCAAATTATATCTGGTTGAAACGGAACTTTGGTAACATCAAAATCTAATATACTAATTGGGTAATGAATACCTTCAAACTCAATTAAATCGGATGAGAATACCTCCATCCCTAAACTTTCAGCAATCTTTCCAACAGAACGACTACCAGCAAATAATTCTAACACTTTCATTAACGTAAGTGTTTAAATTTGTTCGCAAGGTTGTTGATGAAATTTTCTTCTTCAATTGATAACAAATCTCTACACTTTGCAAGACGTTCTAAATTCTCCCAAAATATTTGATCATTGATGTTTGGTCGACGAACACCGTTGTTCTTACTTGTGGTTTCTTCTGAAGGTTGAATATGTCCATCTTCTTCTAAAATCTCAACTAATCTTTTTAATTCTCTTTGATTACATGAGTCAATAAACTCACTTGGGTCGATGTCAACCTCAGCTGTAAATTCCGGCATAATATTATGTTTTATTGTTTAATAAAAATATACGAAAAATTTTTGAAATAAAAAAATTAAAGAGCGAAACTCTCACCACAACCACAAGTACGTGATGCGTTAGGATTTATAAATTGAAAACCCTTTCCGTTTAATCCATCTGAAAATTCTAATTCGGTACCAAAAAGATAAAGTAATGATTTATTGTCTATTAAAATTTGTACCCCTTTATCTTCCGAAAGTGTGTCCGATGGTTGTTGTTCCGTATCAAATGAAAGATCATATGACAACCCACTACATCCACCTCCTTTAACCGCCACTCTTACAAATGGGGTTTGGAATCCACTTTCTTCAATTAGTGACTTTAATTTCTTCGCCGCTGTTTCTGATACTGTTACCATTAAATGTGAGTTTCCCCAAAGATTAGTTGTTCTAATCCTTGTTTTTGTCTATAATCGTTTATTGCTGATTTAATTGCATCTTCCGCCAATACCGAACAATGTATTTTTACCGGTGGTAAATTTAATTCTTCAACCAAATCCATATTATCAATGGTTACCGCCTCATCTAAACTCTTACCTTTTAACCATTCTGTTGCTACGGAAGAAGATGCAATTGCTGAACCACAACCAAAGGTTTTGAATTTGGCGTCGGTTATAATATTGTCAACCACTTCAATTTGTAATCTCATTACATCACCACACTCAGGAGCACCGACTAACCCAGTACCAACGTTTGATTTAGACTTGTCTAATGTTCCTACGTTTTTAGGGTTTGAGTAGTGGTCCAAGACCTTATCTGAATATGCCATAGTATTTGTTTATATGATAAATATCAGTTAATTAGTTCATCAGTATTGATGTTATGGTCATCTAATATTTCGTGTATCTTTTCATACACCAATTCCAAAGCGTCATATTTGTCAATTTCTTTACCCTCCATTGACCATTCTAAACCTTTTTTAGTGTTATGCACAATGTCCCATAAAGCCATTGCCATATCTAAAGATTTAACGGCTCTTTTGTGTGCCATAACATCATCCGGATCACTCAAATCGTATTCTAACGTTGCTTTCGCCATAAGTCACTTAGTTTTTTAGTTGGTCGTTTAGTTCTATATCCACCATCTTCCATTTCTTCTAAAAGTGGCGCTCTCCAAATCTCATATGCAATCCATACACCTGAAACAATTAATAATAATGCAAAATACTTCATATGTTAATTTTTATATTGTGAAATATTGTGTCTTCCAAAACTGCCACCATTTCTTTTTTTGAACTGGTTTACATTCCGAAAATGGATTGTTCCCAAATGAAACTGAGTTGGAGTATTTTGATGTCAATACATTTAAAAATACTTCATGATATTTTTTTGGTATTTCGTCAAAATCCGCACTTATGTTAACATTTAAATACTTTGGTCCATCTTCAGTATAAACTGTAAATTGTTCATTCATACTAATCATAGTACTAGCCTTAATATTCAAGTACTTTGTTCCACCTAAATTTAGGTCACCGCTAATATGTTTTTTAAAATCCTCGTCCGACATTTTACTCTGTTTGTGTGGTTAATATTAATTCAAATTCTTCTGCTCCATTTTTATTTTTCTCTTTAAACATTTCGAAGGCAACTTCATAACGACCTAATTGAACCGCAGTAACAAATAGTTCCGATTTTAAACTATCTCTTTCATCAATTAACATTTGTTTTTCAATGTCACCACCTTGTATGAAATCATTACCTTCCTTACATTTCTGCAACTCATCTTGTTGTTGAAAATAAAAGAACGTCATAATTACCAAACCCAACAAGGACATTGCGATTCCTCCTCTAAATTTTGTTTCTCTTGTCATCTTAGTCTAAGTTTTTAATATCCGATAATGTTTTTTCAACTTCTTGTTCCGATAGGTACCCAAGTACATCGTCTGTAATTGGAGTACTATATGTAATATGACCATCTTTACCGAAGACTGCTAATTCATACAACCCATCTTTTCCACCGTAGGTGTGTGGTCCTTGTACAATACTAGCCCCATATCCATTTGAGAATTGAACTATACACTGTTGTCCCATTCCCGCTGGGTGTGGTTGGAAGTTCAGTTCTTCGAACACTACTGTGTTGAGATTGTTTGTTGGTCTTTCTTTTGTTTTCATCTTTTAATTTTTTTACGAATGCTCGTGTTAAATAAAAATTCATAGTTAAAATATTTCTTCAGCAATACCTAAGACTTCTGCTAGTCCAAATAATACTGCCGCAATTTTTACATCACCTTGGAAGAGGAAAAAACAAGCACCAAATCTGATGCCTGATTTTACAATACTTATCCAAAAATGACTATTTGATTTTGATTCTTTCGGTTCCATATATCTAATATAGTTAATTTTTATGAGATTTCAAAACTTTTTGTGATTCAATATAATTGTCAATAAAGTTTATTCGTTGACCAATCCAATACATCACATTGACTGTCATAGAGTTACCAATTGCACCTTTAACACTTGAATACGATGGTTTCTTACCAGCAACTTCAAAGTCTAAATAACCGTCTGGAAATCCTTGGAGTCTCTCCAATTCTCTTTCTGTGAAGGTTCTAATACTATCATTATCAATCCAATAGTTAGATGTGGATACTTTACCAAATCCATCAACTAATGTTTGTGCATATGATTTGGTTACTGTACCTGCGAGTTTAATTTCTCCAAGAATATTTCTGGCGTACTCATCCCTCTTGATTCTATTCTTTTCTTTAACGCTTTCAAAACATCCTTCTTCAAATAATACGGAGAATGGGACTTTCCAATTGTTTCCACGATATCCAACAATGAAGATTCTTTTGCGTCGTTGGGGAACTCCGAAGTATTGGCTGTCGAAAACCCGATAAGCGATTGAGTATTCTTCTCCTTGGACAACTCCTTGTTTGTCGAGGTTTTCGACTTGGAAGTTAGTACCGGTGAAAGAGGAGATGATTTCACACAACGCTCTTCTGTGTTTTTTCTTAAAAACGCCTTCGACATTTTCCCAAACGAACCATCTTGGTCGTTTGTCTTTAAGAATTTCTCCATACTTAAGGGAGAGTTGACCACGGATATCATCCATTCCTTCGTTGAGTCCTGCATCGGAAAAAGATTGACAAGGCGTTCCTCCGACCAATACGTCGAAGTTGATGTTTTTGTAGACTGCATAGTCGTTTAGTTTAGTTAAATCTGAAAATAAGGGAACGTTGGGGTAGTGATGTGATAAGACTTTTTGTGGGAAAGAGGCGAAGTCACATAAACCTTCACACTCCCAACCTAATGGTGACCAAGCCACGGTTGCGGCCTCGATTCCACTACATACTGAGAAATATTTCATAACTGTTTTGTTTAATGATGAAACAAAGTTATGTATATTTTATGAAATACAAAAAAAAATTTAGAATATTTTTTAAATTATTCTTAAGATATTGAAAATGAATTAGTTAGGAAGTCATATTTTTCCTTTTTCCATTCAAGATATGTGTATTTTTTAAACCTTTGGGTTAGTACGGTAATCGCATCGTTGAACATTTCCAAAGTCGGGGTGTTAGCCTTACCATATGATTGTACCAAACCGCCTTTACGATATTGTAGATTAATTCTTTTTCGTTTACACTGTAAACCAACATAAATGTATATTGATCCGTGGGGAAACTGCTTAGACATACAGTTTTTCATATTAAACCCTTCAATTCTAAAGTCCTCTTCAGTTACTAAAACTTTCGGTTTAAAAGATTCCCCACCAACTATGATGTCCTCCTCGATTTCATCTATAAATTCTTTTGGTAAATCATATCTAACTTTGTAACCTCGAGCAAAATGAAATTTAATTCCCGACCACATTTCTAATAAATTATCAAAGTCGTTATCATTCTTGGCTTTAAATTTTAATTCCACATTTCTAACCTCAAGTAACTCTCTAATTGATAATAACTTATTAACTAAATAAACTAAAGAATCTGTTTTTAAAGAATCACTCTCCCATTTATTGATTACACTAACCATACAGTTTTTTTCTGTATCGTTTTTTAATACGTGTAATTTTTTATTTGGTGCATAATCAAAACAATGCTTCTCCCACTTTATCTTCTTTAGATAATCTATATAGTTGTCACCAAATAATTTACAGATGTAGTTTAGAGAATCTAACTTAACACTCTTATTAGTATTTTGTTTATTCAATTCACCAATAAGATATTTCGATTTTATCCCATAATGGTCTAACACTGATGGTAAAAATTTATAATCGTTTTTCTCCAACCATTTCTTTTTAGGATAGTCGTGTTGGATGTCATAATAGACGCTGTTATGTCCCTTAATACCCTTCATTTCTAAATGATAGTCTACTATCATATCATATAAATAATTGACCTCACATTCACCTTTATTGATTTTATTAACAATGTAATCTGATTTTAATTTATCTTTAATCAAACTATATATTAAATCTATAATTTTACCTGTCGCCCTTGCATATTTCACACCCCAAAACCCCACTCTCTTTTCCCCTCTCTCAAAACCATTTTCAGTTAAATCCAATAACAAACTAAAATTATTCTTTTTTTGTTTGGTGGTGGTTCTAAACATTTTCATATCTGTTAAACCATCATTTATGATTTTGTAGGTTATAAAGATATCCCCCGTTTTTTTATTTATAACTAATTCATGTTCAAATAGAACTCTTTTATTTTTACCATATCTCTGGTAATCAAAATCAAATGCAGATTTATAAACAATATCGTCATCATTATTGTATAATTTTAAATCACATGTTGATAATGATTTAATTTTCTTGTCTCTCTTTTCTTGATTGTGTGTAAATAATAAATCCATATATAAAATATATATGGATTTATTTGAATTGTGTAGTTAAAATGGAAGTGGTCTTCTCACCTCTTCTTGAATCAATTCATCGATTCTTCTTGGTTCCCTATGTTCAGACATCACCTCAATACCATTTATTTTAATTGGTACCTTTTTCTTATCTAATGAATGTAGAATACCCATCCTCGCATAGATTTTAGTTTTTTCCTTTAACTTATTAACCGCCATTTCAATATCTGCGGGTGGTTGGTTATTACAAAAATGTCTAGCTTGGATTAGATTACCTGTTTGACAATCAAATTCACAGGTAACTCTATCTTGTTTATTTTCAGTTCTTATGGAAATAATTATTGATTTTTCTTTATCAGAATACGACGCAACACAATGGTGCATGAACCTACCTTCTTCATCATAATCCACTTCACGTTTCAATATGTATGGATAGAATGTAATGTCCCCAAATTCATCATCACCTAAATTTATTTTTAAATCAATAGGTAATTCAATATCTGATATCATTTTATTTGAAAATTGATATTCAACTTCCCAACCCTTTTTAATCAATTTCATCATCTTAGATACCTCATGATGTTCATCGTTAAACTCATTAATGTGTTTTGATTTTAAATGTAAATCAGGTATATACTCACGTAATTTCCCAATCATTCTAAAATGATCGTGTAAATCACCAATAAATCTCTCATTAATAATTGTTTCCTTTTCACTAGTTAATCTTACATATCCTTTATTTTCTATTTTTAAACTATTAATAATTTTCACAATATTTTCTTTTTCAATATTGGTTATTAGAAATTTTTCTTTTTTAAATTCTTTCTCAAAGTTAAATTTAGAAACTCCAAAATTATTTGAATTCTCATATCTTGAATTCATAAAATGAATAGGGTCGATACTACCAATATATTTTGAATAGTTGTCACCAAAATAATAACATAATCTAGCCAATGACTGTATATCAATTTTACTATTTTCATGCATTATTTTAATTGTGATTTTAGACTTAATCCCGAACATATCTAAAATGGACGCTATAAGTTTTCTATCGTTTTTCTTTAGAAACTTTTCCGTTGGGTAAAATATCTTAATCCAATAACTGTAATCGTTACAAATTTTAATCTTTTTTAATTCAACAAAACGTTCTAACATTAATTGTGCAAACCATATTCCGTTGAATGTTATATTTTGTTGATTTAAATTAAAAACATCATTTAAAACTGACACAAATTTTTTATTATCGAACGTTTGATTGTGTTCATCCAAAAGAACCGAATTCTTATCCAATGGTTTACGCATCTCAATAATTCCACCATCCCTAAATGATTGTTCTAAATAATTGAAGTTGTTGGTCCTAAAAGTTTTGGTGGTTTTTTTACCAACCTTAGTCATATTAAGTGTTGTGAAATTACCCGTAACCAGGTTAAAGGTAACCGAAGTAACACTCATTGATTTTTTAAAATAGATACTATTAAATTGTCTATGTTTATGTTGACGATAGATTTTAATTGTAACTTTATCACCATGTCGTCTGATGGAACGTTCGATTGCATTTACTGTAATCTCACTAAATGGATTACCGTAATGTCTTTTGATATGTCTATCGTTTCTTGTTTCAAAATTGTAGATTGCATAATTCATACTGACTCTTTCACCAATATCAGAATCACCATAAAAATATCTTGTCTTTCTTTTATCTATCTGTTTATGAAAGTCAACCATTCGACCAACTTTAGGTCTTCTTAATTCCCCAAGACGAATAGTAAGTTTCTTTGTTGGGGTGGTTACTTGAGTTAAATCCTCCTCAAAGTCAAAAAAATCTAAATCATCGTTAAAATTGGTGACTTCTTTCTTGTCCCCAATTTTACAATAATCCTTAAAAAGGGTAATGGTGGCATAGTTGAATTTTTGGGTTATTACGTCTTCCATCGCTTAATAGTTTATAGGACAAATATACAAAAAATATTTAAGAAATACTTATTAATATAAAATATATATTATGGCAAAAGCGAAAGGAAGTTCTTCAGCAATGAAGGTGTCATTTGGTAAAAAGACCACGGGTAAAGCTCGTAAATCTTACGGTCCTAAGGACCAAAAACCGAAGAAATATAGGGGTCAAGGTCGTTAATCTAAACGACCAGCACCTTTATATGAACTAAGATAACGGGGTTCGGATAAGCTACTTATCTTGACCCCTTCCTTCTTATTTGCCGCATGTACAAAGGTATCCTTACCTAAATACACCCCACAATGCCATCCACTTGGACTTTGTGTACTCCTAAAGAATACAATATCTCCGACCGCTAAACTATCTTTTTTAATTCTAGTTGTTTGTTTCCATTGTTCCGCACAAGTGTTATTTAGTTTCTTACCATATACATCCCAATAAAGTTTTTTAGCAAATTGGGAACAATCAATACCGTTTTTTGTGTTTCCACCTAATTGATATTTGGCTCCATACCAATCCATAACAAATGTTGATAATGGAGTTAGTTGTTTATCGTTTAACCTTATTAACAATGGTTTATTGTCGACCAAAACATACATATAATCACCGTCCGCCGATAATTTGTTTTGATTTGCGTGGTCTATAATTTGGTTTTGAGCTAAACAGGTTATATTCGTTATGAATATTAATATAAGTAAAATTTTAATCTTTTTCATTTTTTATTATGTTAATTGTTATTCCTGCAGAACCTGCACTTACTTTGTATGTGTTATGTCGATTATCATTTATCCACCCATACTTCTTAAATCTGAATATTGTAACCAACTTACCTTCAAAAACGGCATAAATTGCATTATCCGCATAATCAATTGATGGGTGTATAATGTGTCCTAATTTCCAGGACTCTATAAATTCTTCTTCTAATTCGTCAGGGGTAATATGAATAAACATACTAGTTCGATAGTTTTGCCTTTATAGATGGATGTGATTCATACCCATCGATTATGAATTGATGGGGTTGTAAATTGTTTATAAACCCATCAAATGTATCTTTATGGTGTTCAAAGTGTGCCAACACTAAGGGACTAAAATTTAATGTTGGTAAATTTTTAAATGGTTCTCTACCGATTTGTTCTTTAGCTTGTTCGATGTGATTCGAATACAGATGAACATCACCTAAGTTACCAATTAATTCATCGGGTATCATATTAACTTCCATAGCTAGAATTTCTAATAACAAACCATATGATGCAATATTAAATGGTAACCCTAAGAATGTATCTACACTTCGTTGATTCCACATTAGAGATATTGCTCGTTTAGGTATATTATATGATTCTAACTCTTCGCTCAAACCACCACCAAATGGTACAATATCATCTACCATTGATTTAAATCTTTCCTCACCAACTTTCTTTTTTAATAGCTCCCACATCTCTTCTCCTGTTAACTTTCTAGTGTACACTTGAAATCCATAATGACAAGGTGGTAAGACCATTTCATCCAATTGACCAACATTCCAAGCGTTTACAAGTAATCGTCTACTATCTGGATTTGTTTTCAACTCATCAATTAAGTTTTGAATTTGATCAATCCATTTATCACCTTCAACGTATGTATCATGTCCGGTTAATGGGTCTTTTATTGTTGTCTTAATTAATGTTTTAGTGTGCCACTCTCTCCATTGTGCACCGTAGATTGGTCCTAACTCACCAAAAATATTACAAAATCTTTCATCCGTTTTAATTAAACGAATAAAATTTTCTTTATCCCATGGTTCTCCGTTATTAGACCATAATGAATTTCCTACCCAAGCAGCATAACTATTCTCATATCTTTTATAAGCATCACCATCCCAAATGTGACAATCATTATCAACAAGGTATTTGATGTTAGTGTCACCACGGAGGAACCATAACAATTCAGTTACCATTGTCTTCCATGCCATTTTCTTCGTTGTCAACAATGGAAATCCCTGTGACATTTTATGTCTAATCTGACGACCAAATACCGATATGGTACCAGTGCCAGTCCTATCAGTTTTAATAACTCCATTATCTAAAATGTCTTGTAATAATTCTTGATATTTTGAATCCAATCTATTCATACTTACCATTTTGGTGTCTCCAATCTTTTTATATTTTCTTGTTCGTCTTGTCTATTGAAATTTTCTTTGTGAGACAAAATTCTATGAAACTCTCTATATGCTTGTGGTTGATAATTTTTTAAGTGGTCAATTCCATATTCATATTCAAATATGACATCTTCATATCTTCTTTCTTTAGAATCAAAACCATCCGATTGCATTTTCAAATCCATTTGTAACTCATTGATTACATTTTGTAACGAATCTTGTTTACATGTTTCAATTGGTGGAGGTATCATATCATGTGGTTGTCTAATAGCAATTATTGTTAACAAGACAATGATAATCACTCCACCAAATACTCTAATCAAAAAATCTTTTTTATTTTCCATATCCTTGTTGTATTTGTATTCCCATCATATATGTTAACCACCTAACAGTTATTCCCCAAGATGGTGATGTTACGCCCGACTCGAGAAATTCAGTTTTATTGTAAAAAAAAACAATTGTTGGTATTAAAAACCAATGATGTCTCTTTTTATAGATAAAAAAATCTTTATAATATTTCTTTTTCATTTCTTTTAAAGAATGGTTTAAATTTATCTTTTATTTTTTCGTAATGAACCATTGCGAACCATTTCCCAATAATACTTCCAGCAATATAAAATACAACCCCTAAGTAATCTCCTTTGAATAATCCATCTAGTGAGTAGTATGTTGCCCCCAATGAGACAAGACTTATCCAAAAACTATTAACCAATAAACTTTTAATATTATTCTCATATGTAAATTTTATCTCCATGACTTTGAAGATATTAAACATAATTTGAAACACTAAAATTAATAAATAATTACTCATCGTAGTTGCCGGTCGTTCTTCTTAATAATTTATCAACATCATCTTCTCTTTCTTTCATTTCAATTATACGAATGTAATAACCATTAGGATTTGCATTAGTGTCTTCTGATTTAACATTTTTATCAAACCATTTACTAAACCATTTACCTTTGTAAGTTAAGACCTGACATCTTTCAGAAAATTCTTCCGAATCGGTTTTGTCTAATAGACCCTCACTTACTAATTTGTTCAGTACAATGTCTTTAACCTTGTTGTAATTCTCCATTTCTACTGTTAAGTCCATATTATTTCTTTTTTAGATTGCTTCATATTCAATGTCACCGTAGTCATAATACTCATTGTCGTCATTATGTTCCACACCATCTTCTTCACCATCTTCGATTTTCTTAATTGCGGCACATGCACTTTTTGCCATAACTCTATAGGTCCATGACTGTGTTAATGGTTGCTCAGCTTTAATCTCCCACTCGGTTTCTTCTACATCCTCTTCGTCATCACAATCATCCAAGTCACTACTTGTAACCTTAGTAACTTTTGGTTCCCTTTTGAATGAATCAATTGATTTCATTAACTCATCTCTGAATCTAATCAAATCTTTTAAATCACTAAATGTGAAATTGAAACTTCCATTTGAACTTGATAGTTGAATATCCACATGTGGAGTTTCATCATTACCAAAATCATAAACCATAAAACCATTTTGTTCCCCCAACTCAATGTTGGATGTTTCGGGATAAATCGAAATCCATGTATCAGGATTTGATTCGACCATTTCTTTAAATTCTTTCTCCATTGATTCCAATTGAGATAGGCAATCGGAATATTTTTTAGTGAACTCTTTGTCCCACTTTTTGGTGTATTTTGCCATATTATTTCTTTTTAGGTTTTCTAAAATAATCTAACACCAGGTTAAATGAACCTAATGATATACTACCCCATCCAAAATACTTCACTAATTCAGGGTCAGCACCTTTAAGACCGTACTTCTGAACTAATATCCCCGTCACTATCATCATTATGTAGATGATTTCTTTTAATCTGATTTGCATCTTCTTTTAATTTAATTAAACATTTATATAACGTATTGGCCTCCATTAAGTTAAACATTCTGTTTTGATTACAGAAGTCCAACGCCTTACCGATTATTGTTAAAGCGGACTCTTTATCTATATCATATACAAATTGGTCGAATTCATCTATGTTTTCAAATTCGATTAGACCACCAAATATTTTTTCCATAAAACAAATATATAAAATTCTTTTGATAATTCCAAATAATTATTGTTATGTCAGTACACATCAACAACAAAACATTTCAAGCCGAATACCTATCAAATCCAGAAGACATTAGTCGAGGTATGATGGGTAGAAACTCATTGGACGGTTGTATGGTATTCAAGATGGGTAAGGGTCATCATTCATTTTGGATGAAGAATTGCCTCATCCCACTTGACATCGTATTTGTTTTAAATAATCGTATCAATCGTATCCATCCCAATTGTCCCGTTGAAGATTCCCATAGAATGACTCTACCTCGTTACACCGGTATTGGTGACCACGTGATAGAGTTTCCTGCAGGAACTACAGAGGGTTGGAAAGTAGGGGATCGTGTTGCAATGTATCTAGGGTCTCCTCAGAATCCTGTTCGATAGGACTATCATATTTCACTCTTGGTTTAACCTTCTCAAATACCCAAAAATAACTATGGTACTTACGAGCATGTTCTTGTTTAGTCCATTTAGTCCCAAAACTATTGATACGAACGTTTGATGTTAGGATAAATAAATCTCTCGGATAGAACCCTAACTCTTGGGCCATATTCATAACCATAACGTGAGAGAAGTGGTTCTTACCTCCAGATACCGTATCTTGACATTTAAAGACTACGTAACCACCTTTATCACAAACTCGGTACAATTCCTTCAATGTGTTATAATAATGGGTTTTTAGGTGGTTATATGACTCATAACCCTCGAATCTCTTTGCAATAATAGAACTCCCTTCTTTATTATCACGATATGACTTACCAGCAATAACAAATGGAGGATCAAACATTATACTTTTCATTGAACCGTCCTCAAATGATAAGTTTTCGGAACTACACTCAACCACTGTATCATTATAAGGATACAAATCTGATTTGTTAGTAGGTTCTGGTAAATCTTTCCAAAAAGCACCTTTAGAATAGGTACAATCTAAATCAAATCTTTCAATGTTGTAAAGAAACATGATGCTCTTTATAGCCTCGTAGTTAGAGGTGTAGACACTTTTTACGGGTTTAAAATCTTTTTCCATTTGTTTTTTAATATTTTTTTTGTATACTTTAGTAAAATATAAGAAATAAAAAACAATAAACCAAAATATTTATAAAAAAAGAAATACTATGGGCTGCGGATGCAAAAAAAACAATTCTAACTCACAACCGGTTCAACCAACGAACATTACATTAACCGAAACAGGAACGCCTGTGGTTACACAACCAGCACCGGCACCAACAACTAATCAAACGGAAGTTAATGACATCATTGACCGTTTAAATAATCAATAATATCGTATATATTAACGATTAAATGAAGTATCGTCTTAATTGACGATATTTTTTAATCATTTAAGTATATACTAATATATATAAAACAATATGAAAGCAGATACAAAATTAACTAGTGTTAACATTTTAGATGATGTTTACAAAAGGTTTAAAATTAAATCGATTGAAGGTTCAATGAATCTACAAAAATTAGTAAATCGTTCTTTAGATTTATATTCTAAAGATGAAAACTTTAGAAATTTAATAAACAACCACAATGGTTTAGCAACAACAGGGTCTAAATTTTAATATGAAGAAAAAAATACTTTTATTATCAGATGATTTAAGAATGACAAGTGGTATTGCCACTATGTCCAAAGAATTCGTTTTAGGAACCATTCACAAATATGATTGGATTCAATTAGGTGCGGCAATTAAACATCCAGAACTTGGTAAGATAGTTGACATCAATGATGATGTTAGAAAAAGAACCGGTATTAAAGATGCCAATTTAAAAATTATACCATATAATGGTTATGGTGATATTGGTATATTAAGAAAATTAATCGCTGAAGAGAAACCAGATGCAATTTTACATTTCACGGACCCGCACTATTGGCAATGGTTATATGATAACGAACATGAGATTAGACAACAAGTCCCAATTTTATTTTATCATATTTGGGATAACTTACCTGACCCATATTACAATAGAGATTACTATGAATGTTGTGATTGGTTAGGTTGTATCTCTAAACAAACCTATGGTATCGTTCATCGTGTTGGTAAAACCACAAGGGAAGTTACACATAAACCATTGGAAGATTGGCAAATTAGTTACGTTCCTCATGGAATCAATCCTGATGTGTTTAAACCAGTTAAGAAAGTGGATGAAGAATTATCTAAACTTATTCATGGTGATAAGAAATATGATTTCATTCTATTCTATAACAATAGAAACATTAGAAGAAAACAACCATCTGATGTGATTTATTCATTTAAATTATTCTGTGACAGTTTACCTAAAAAAGAATCTGATAAATGTTTGTTATTGATGCACACCAATCCCGTGGATGAGAATGGTACAGATTTAAATGCAGTAATTAATGAGTTATGTCCTAACTACGATGTTAAATTTACCAACGCTAAATTAGAACAAGACAAATTAAATGATTTATATAACATTGTTGATTGTACAATCAACATTGCAAATAATGAGGGGTTTGGATTAACGACCGCAGAATCATTAATGGCAGGTACACCAATTATTGTTAGCGTGACAGGAGGTCTACAAGATCAATGTGGATTTAATTTTAGTGCTGATGATTATATTGAGGTTGGGACGTTGCACAAATCTAAAGGGACACCACATGGTGATTGGGTTATACCTGTTTGGGCCGCAGCAACTAATTTAAATGGATCGGTACCAACACCTTATATCTTTGATGATAGGGTTAATGACGATGATGTTGCAGATGCAATTATGACAGTATATAAATGGGGACGTAAAGAAAGAAAAGAAAGAGGAAAGAAAGGTAGAGAATTTATGAAGAAGAACTTATCTTCTAAAGTAATGTCAGATACTTTTATTGAGGGAATAGAAAAAACATTAAATAACTTTAAACCGAGAAAAAGATTCGATTTATATAAGATAGTATAATATGAGCAAACCAAGTTTATTATTTAGAGGGCCGGTAAAAACAAGAAGTGGGTACGGCGCACACTCAAGAGATTTATTACAAGCACTGTATGAAATGAATCTATTCGATATTAATGTTGATAGTTGTATGTGGGGATCAACTCCATTAACGGCATTAGAAGAAGAAAATACATTTCACAAATGGATTGAAAGCGTAATTGTAACAAGAATAGAACATAGACCAGACATCTATGTTCAAGTTACAGTACCAAATGAATTTCAAACATTAGGTAAATTCAACGTAGGGATAACTGCTGGAATTGAAACTACCGTTGCACCTAAAGAATGGATTGATGGGTGCAATAAAATGGATTTAATTGTTACAACATCCACATTTTCGAAAGATGTATTGTTATCTACCGTTTACAATGAAACGGAAAACAACACGGGTAAATTAATTAAACAACATAAGATTGAAAAACCAATTAAGGTTTTGTTTGAAGGTGTTGATTTGTCAATTTACAATAACGAGTACAAAGGTTTAGATATTGATATTAAAGAGGAGTTCGCATTTCTTTTCGTTGGTCATTGGTTAAAAGGTAATCTTGGTCAAGATAGAAAAGACATCGGTATGTTAATTAAATGTTTTAGTAAATCATTTGAGGACGTTGAAAATCCACCGGCTTTAGTTCTTAAAACATCTTCAGCAACATTTTCAGTTAAGGAAAGAGAATCTTTCAGAAAACGTATTAGTGATTTAGTTAAAGACATTAAAAATCCACCTCCAATTTATTTGTTGTTTGGTGAATTAACTAACGATGAAATGAATCAATTATATAATCATCCAAAGATTAAAGCAATGATATCATTAACTAAAGGTGAAGGGTTTGGTAGACCTCTATTAGAATTCACTATGTCAGGTAAACCTGTGATAGCATCTAATTGGTCAGGTCATAAAGATTTCTTACCTATGGATAAGGCAATCATGGTCGGTGGGTCATTAACTGAAGTTGATAATAGTGCGGTTGATACGTTTATTATTAAAGGTTCTAAGTGGTTTACCGCAAATTATAATGAGGCTTCGGAGGTGATGAAATTAGTGCATGAAGATTATAATAAATTCTTAGAAAAATCAGAAACTTTAAGGATTGAAAATAAAGAAAAGTTTTCGTTAGATAAAATGAGAGAAACATTTAAAGATATGTTTCAATTATTCCAAACTAAACCACAGGAACAAAAATTAGTTCTACCTAAATTAACAAAAACTAAATAATATGGCAAGAGGTAGAAAAAAAATAAAGGATGAATTATTACAATCTGTTATTGATAAATTAACAATCGACGACACACCAAAAATTGAAACATACATGCCATGTGAATGGGTGATTCAATTTGATAATGATGAACCACAATTATTTACAACCGCAGATGAAACTGTAGAATCACCAGAAGTTATTATTAGAATACAAAATACTAACGAAGGTTATATTAAGTTTACAGACCCAACATCGGGTAAAACATTTAAATTATTTGCAAGACCAAAAAAATAGTAATGAACTTTAAATTTTTTCAAAAGGAGGAATTAAAACATAATAATTTTATTGTGTTAGAACCTACAAGATTTAATCCACAAAATGTTGAGTTTTGTTTTCAATTTGGTGATGAGGAACCAATTGTATTTGCAACTGGTCCTAATGAATGTAGTATTCATTTAAGTCCAACAACCAACACCAACATGACGTTCAATGATAATAATAAAGTTTTTAAATTATTCGCAAGAGAAATACAAAATGGTTAAAAATTTTAAATTTTTTCATGGGGTAATTAGGAGTAGTTTAACTGCGACATGGACTCATCAAGAGGGAGAGTTGTTTGGTATCGACGCAGAAGAAGAATTAACAAGATTGATGTCTAATGAAATTGCTAGAGAAATTGACAATAACATTATTGAGGAATTAACAAGAAGAATTAATGGTGGGAATCCATCGATATTTGGGGGTCCGATTATCGGTTTTAACAATAATGTAGCATGAGATGTGAAAGACATAATTGGGACACGGAAGATAGGGAGTGGTGTTGGAAATGTGAAGAATTAACATTAAAAGAAAATAAACAAAAATATGAAGATAAGTTTCGCCATAACAGTTTGCAACGAGTTGGAGGAAATCAAGAGATTAGTTCCGTTCTTATTGAAACACAAAAGGTCTCAGGACGAGATTGTGATTCTATATGATGACAAGAATGGTAACAAAGAAATATTAGATTTCTTATTACCATACAATAAATTACCTAACGTTCAAACATGGAGAGGTTTTGATTGGAATAACAATTTCGCAGATTGGAAAAATACTTTAAACGAATATTGTGCTGGTGATTACATTTACCAAATTGATGCTGATGAAATGATTAGTGAATATATGGTTAAAAATTTGCACGATATATTAGGAATGAATCCTGATGTGGATTTAATATTTGTCCCAAGAATAAACACTGTTGAGGGTTTAACCGATAATCATATTAGAAAATGGGGGTGGCATGTAAACGATAAGGGGTGGGTTAACTTTCCGGATGCTCAGGGAAGAATTTACAAAAAGGGAATGACTTGGTATGGTCGTGTACATGAAAGAATAATTGGCGGTCAAAAATTCGCATCGTTACCAACAGATGACGATGATTATTTTATTCAACACCATAAAACAATAGAACGTCAAGAAAAACAAAATAATTTTTATCAATCAATTTAAGATATTATATGAGTAAAATAGAATTTATTATACCAACATACAATAGACCACACCATTTGATGTGTCTTCTTAATTCACTTTGTGCACAAAGAAGTGACAAGTGGTGTGCACATGTTATTGCCGATTGTCCTCCTGAAGGTTCATTGGATAAAGTTATGGATTATTTTAAGGATAATGAAAAGATAAAATTTACAATTTTACCTGAACGTTATAATGATTGGGGTCACACCCCTAGAAATTATGGTGTAGAACATTCAACGGAAGATTGGATTGTTATGACAGGTGAAGATAATTACTATGTTCCAGTATTCGTTGATACTTTTTTATCTGTTGTTAGTGAAAAAGTGGGATTTGTATTTTGTAATATGGTTCATAATTGGAAAAATTTTGAGTATATTGGTATAGATTGTGAACCTTCGTGGGGTAAAATCGATATTGGAAATTTTATGATTAAAAGAAAATTTGCTAAACAAATGAGATTAAATCCGTCAATTGAACAAGCAGATGGGGTTTATGTTGAAGAATTTAAGGTAAAATTTCCTTATATACAAATAATTAAAATACATAAAGTATTATATATACACAATTAATATGCACGCTACAGCAGAACAAAACGCAAGAAGATTTTTTAACACTTATGTTAATAATAAAAACGGTAATTTTTTAGAAATAGGATCATATCTAAGTAGTTTTAACATACGGTCATTAGCACCGAATGGTTCTAACTATGTGGGTGTTGATTTAGGTGCCGGCCCCGGTGTTGATATTGTTTTAACTGACCCATATGTTTTGCCATTTGGTGATAATTCATTTGACTTTGTTGTTAGTTCATCTTGTTTTGAACATAGTGAATTTTTTTGGTTAACATATATGGAAGTTATGAGAGTATTGAAACCTTCTGGACTGTTTTATTTAAACGCTCCATCAAATGGTGATTTTCATAGATTTCCAGTCGATTGTTGGAGATTCTTTCCTGATAGTGGTAATGCATTATCTAATTGGTCAAGACGTAATGGAATGAATACTGCAGTACTTGAACAATATACAAGTGGTGGGGGTACCGACATATGGTGCGATTACGTGTCAATATTTATAAAAGATATAGATATGATTAACAATTACCCAAATAGAATAATAACAAATTTTAATGATTATACAAATGGTTCGGTATTTCCACACGAAACATTATTAAATAAGAAATTATGGTAGATAGATTATATACAATGCGTGATGAAACATACGCAAAAGGTTTGGAGGATTTAATTCAATATGTTAAACAACATGGAGATACTAAAAAAATGACTATGATTGAGATTGGTTCATATGCTGGAGAATCTACACAAATGTTCTCTAATGAATTTGAGACAGTTATTTCAATTGACCCCTACATTAATGATTATGACCCAAATGATATAACTTGTAGTTATATGAAATTAGAAAAAGTTTATGATACATTTAAAGAGGTAGTTGACCGAAATAATAATATCAAACATATCAGAATGACGTCTGATGATGCAATAGAATCATTAATAGGTATGTCGGTTGATTTTATTTATATTGATGGATTACATACCTATGAACAAATAAAAAAAGATATAACGAATTATCTTCCTTTACTTAAACCTAACTGTTTAATTGGTGGTCATGATTACCACGTAAACTGGGGTGGTGTAGTAAAAGGTGTTAATGAATTGTTAGGTGAACCAGACACAACGTTCTCTGACACTAGTTGGATTAAACTTATAAAATAATATGTTTTTAAATATAATAACTCCCTGTAGTCGACCTAAAAATCTACTAGAAATTTCTAAAAGTATAAACATACCGAGAGAAAACTATCGATGGATTGTTGTTTTTGATATGGATGCATTACCACCATCCGAATTAATACCTTTAAATTGTGAAACACATCTACATCGTAACAAATTAAGTATTGCGGGGCATTCACAAAGAAATTATGCCTTAAGTTTAATAAATGATGGACACATCTATTCTAATGATGATGATACAATTATACACCCAAATTTATGGGATAATATAAAAGACTTGGATGATGATTTCATATCATTTGAACAAGAGGATAAAAATCATAATTTAAGATTAAAGGGAAATGTAATAAGATTATATAATATCGATAGTCATAATTTTATAGTTAAAAGGTCAATAATAGGTGAGACTTCTTTTATAGTAGGTGATTATAATGCCGATGGTTATTTTGCTGAAGAATGTTATTCTAAATCATCATCAACCATTTTTATACCCAAAGTTCTCTCAACATATAATTCATTAAGATGAACATAACATTTGTAATGGCAGTGTATAATAAGCTAGAGTTAACAAAAGAATGTTATCGTTACTTACGCGACTTATATCCCGAAGCCCCATTAGTAATTAGTAGCGGTGGTTCAAGTGATGGTACAAAGGAATGGTTGGAATCATTAGAAGATGATGACTACCTATCTTATCTTCACGATGATGATAGATTAACATTCTCTGACACATACAATGCTGGTATTAAATTAGTCGATACTGAAAAATTAGTATTGATACATAACGATATGGTTATTGGTGAAGGATTCTTAGAGGCAATCGAAAGATTATTAACACCTAATATGTTGTTATCATATACAACAATTGAACCCCCAATATTCAAAGGTCATAAAAGACCGGGTAAAGTATTGCTAGAATTAGGTTCGTCATTTTTAAATTTTGATAACTATCACTTCAACAACTACGTTAAACAATGGAAGGATAGTGATAACCTATATGATGGTGCAGTATTCTTCATGAGTGGATATAAAAAAATGTTTGAAGATGTTGGTGGATTTGACGGGTTTAGTTTTGTTCCGTGTTTCTGTGAGGATGATGATTTCTTAATTCGTGCGAAACTAAAAGGGTATGAATTAAAAACTTGTGATTCAGCAATAACTTATCATTTTGTTTCGCAGACATCCAGATTTAGTGATGAAATGAAGACCGATAGATTTAGAATAGAAATTTGTTCAAACAGAAACTTTGTAAGAAAGTGGGGTATATCAATTGCTTCATTCAACGAATTAAGATATTGGGAAGATAAAGATTTTAAATATAAAACGTTTTCAATGGGTTTAACAACTCGTAACAAATCAAGATTGGGTGAAGTGGAACCATACTTCGATAAAATCGATTTAGGGGAGATTCCTGAGGACTACATAGAGAATGAACAAAAGAATACACGTTATGATTTAAGGTCGAAATTTACCCTACAGGACACCGTTGATGTGATGGTATACGAGATGAATCCATTCACGGATGAAGACATGTATATATTGAATAAAATAAGATTATCGTTACCATATTATGAGCCGGACGAATACGAGGTTGGAAATATGAAGATAGTTATTAAAAAAATTATTTAATGAATGTACTTGTAACTGGAGGTGCTGGATTTGTCGGTACCAATTTAATTAAAAGGTTATTAAAAGATGGTCACGATGTAACATCCTTAGATAACTACTTAAGTGGTTTTAGTTCTAACCACCAAGATGGAGCAAATTACATATATGGTGATGTTAGAAATTTAACAATACTAGATAATCTGAAATACGATATTGTATTTCATTTAGCGGCAATTGCAAGAATACAACCATCATTTAAACATCCGGTTGAGTATTTTGAAACAAATACAAATGGTACATTGAATATGGTACAATATTGTATTAAGAACGATATACCATTAGTTTATGCAGGAAGTAGTTCACACCATAGCGGTAAGTTTAAAAATCCATATACCTTTAGTAAAGATATTGGTGAGGAGATAGTTAAACTTTATCAAGAACATTTTAATTTAAAGGCGTCCATAACTCGTTTTTATAATGTGTATGGTCCACATCATTTAAAAGATGGTGGATACAGTACCGTAATTGGTAGATGGGAAAAGCAATATGATGATGGGGAACCCTTAACGATATATGGTGATGGATTTAAAAGAAGAGATTTCACACATGTTGATGATATTGTTGATGCGTTAATTAAAATACAAAATATAAATGCTTGGGGTCACATCTTTGAATTGGGGAGGGGTTACAACTTTTCTTTAAATGAAGTTGCCGACATGTTTAAAGAAGATAGACTATATCTTGATGACAAGCCAGGTGAGGCTCAGGAAACTTTATGTGAAAGTAGAGTTGCTAGATTTGTATTAGATTGGTCTCCGTCCATTAACTTATCAGATTATATTAATGAATATAAAAAAAGGAACTAATTAAGCTCCTTCTTTTTTTACTTCCTTTTTAACAAGTTTAAATAAAACTATATAATTATCGCTTGATTTTCCTGCTTCTTTTAAATCTTCTTTTGTGATTTCAGGGTATTCTATTTCCTTTTCTTGATCTAACAATATACCATATTCTTTATCGAATTTAACATATTGTGGATTAACAACTCTGGTAAGTACATTACCATCATCATCTTTGGTTTCATTGTACATTTTAACCATTATCCCATTTTTCTCATCTTTTTCTCCATACTTAAGAATAAGTTCATCTCTTAAAGATTCTACCTTAGCTCTTTCTGCTTTAAGTACTTCACCTAATTCCTTTAGTTCGTACTTTAAGATTATTGATAAATTTTGTTTTGTAAAACCTTTATAGAGTTCTGTACCATCTTGTGGGCTAACAAACCCATTGATTTCACTTTCTAATTGTAGGACGTCTCCTAACTTTAACGTGATTTTTTCCATAATTTTAATTATAATTTACTACAATATAGATATTTTTACCTGAATTGTAAATGATTATATTTCCGTTATTTTATATAATCTTGTTGTGGTTTCAGCAGCTTCTAACTCAGCTTTTTTTGCTTCAGCTTCTTCAATTGTTTCGAATGTAAAGATTTCATCATTATCGTCCAATTTTGCAGCCCATATTTCAACCACCATAAATGATGGTTCTCCTTTTGATGGGTCAGTTGGGAATTGTTGTTTTAAAATTTGATATGCCATTGTTATGTTTGTTTAATATAAATACTTAACACAATAGTTAATTGCGTGTTGTTCTTCCATAAATGGATTACTTATAATTGTTTCACCATCTTGTAAGTATTTTACGTACCAACATTGGTTTTCTAAATAAATTTCTATGTTTGTTACTTCTCCCATTTTAAATTTCTAATTAAGGTAATGCTTGTTCTGGTAAATTATTAACGTCAGCAATGGGCAAGAGTTCGGTTCTCCATTGTTGGGTTTCTTCGTCCCAAATATGAACTTTACCTTCTTCTTGTTCAGGGCATTCAATTGGTGCTTTCCAAATTTGATTAACTGTATCTAAAGACCACGATTCAAATGGTTTGGGTGGTAAAAAAATGTCTAATTCAGGTAAATACCAATACCCAATTCCGGCATACATTTTTCTTATATTACCATTATATGATGTTTGAATCCATGTTCCCCCCAATTGTAAATCACTGGATAAATAATCATTTCCTCTATGTTGTTGTTCATCAGGAACAACTAAAATATCAACAACTACGTTGTTAGAATCTATTCGTGCAAAATGTGCCATATTATCTATATTTGTATCTTATTATAACTATTCCACTTCCACCATCTCCACCCTTATTTGTTGCGTTATAGTGAGCACCACCACCGCCACCACCACCAGTGTTTGTTGCACCATTTCCGCCAGGTGTGTTAGCCCATGAACAACATGCGCCTCCACCACCATCAGAACCCCACGCTAAACCATTTCTTCCACCAAGTGCTGTGCCTAACGCACCACCACCACCTCCGCCAACACCACCATAACCACCTGTAGATAGTGAGTAACTTCCGCCACCACCACCGCCTCCGAAATAAAATGGTTTACCTAAAATTCCCGTTAATTTACCGGCACCACCATCGGGTCTATTGTTTCCATCTGCACCTGCGGCGCCTGCACCTCCACCACCACCTGAGTAGTATGAGTTACCTTGATAACCACCTCTAAATCCTTGTCCTGAAATACCCGCTCCTGAACCATATGCTCCAGGTGCTGCACCATCATTATTATAACCCGAAGCTCCACCACCTGAACCACCTGAATTACCAAAATGTATACCTAATCCTTGTGTGTTATATGAAACGCCACCCCAGCCACCACCTATAGCAGTTAAACCATTAAATGAAGAATTACCACCATTAGCACCTGTTACGGTTGGGTGTCCACCTGTGGTTCCCGCGGGCGCACCTGCGCCACCTCCACCAACAGTTATGGTATATGTTGTTGGAGTTAGAATTGTGGTTCCATTAAGGACACCTCCACCTCCACCTCCACCGCCCATATTAGTACCACCGCCACCACCGCCAGCTGCTATTAGATATTCAACCTCAATTGATCCCGATCTAAGTGATGATAGGGTAAATGTTCCACTACTATTAAATCTATGAACTCGATACTCACCAACAGTTGTTATAACACCACCTGTTGCAACTACTTTTTGTTGCTTAAGTGCGGCACCTTCAACTGTAACGGTTGTAGATTCTAACTTTGCTTGTCTATTGTTTAATAGGTCAGATATTGTTGGTTCTGAGCCATCACATTTATCTAATCTTGGGTCAAACCATTGTAATCTGGTTGTGTTATCACCACAATAATAATGATATACTCTATGATATCCACCTGTTGTTCCCGGATACCATTTTACGTCACCGCCAATGTTACAAAAATTAACACTACCATTTCTACCACTTGTTATGTATCTACCAGAATCAGGGTGTGTTGTTGCACCACCAGTGTAATTAGATGGAAAACAATGTCCAACAAGTAGATACCAAACGTTTTGAGTATATGCACCAGTACCACTACATTCAAAATATGGGTTACCTTCTTGTGCTCCGTTATCTATTCTAATAACAGCATTAGGACTACCGTAAAGTCCCAAATATGATGTTCCTCCAGCACTTGATGTTGTTCTTTTGACCCAAACTGACCATCTATATAATGAATATTCATCCACATTATGAAATCCGTTATTCCAACCACCATCATCAGCAGCGGAACCGTTTGGTCTAGATTCCCAGACAACTGAACTATTACCAAAAGGGTCTGTGCCGATTACTCTTTCGTTTTCGTCAGTACTACCATTTTGACCAAAAGCGCCAGTACCCCCTGAACCTACCGCCCAAGAGTATGGGTCTAAAATGTTTGTTCTTCTAAATAATATTGGCATATAAATTAAATATTTTAAACTCCAAACCTCGCTCTACCATTATTATAATTTTGGACAATTTCTGTTACAGTTAATGCTACATTATATATACGGGCAATACTAATATCTCCCTTAAAATTATGTACCCCATCCGCCGTTGCCCCACCATATGTCCCAACATAATACGTTCCAGCAGTCACTGTACCTGTTTGAGCCCACGCATCAACTTGTACACCATTAACATAAGCCCTACTTGTACCTCCATCATATGTTCCTACAATGTGAGTCCAAGCATTATTTGGAATACTACCATTCCAATTATATAATCTACTATTTGAAGTTTGATTAGCCCAATGTAATGAGAATGTACTTCCACCATCGGTAGAATCTATAATTCCCAAATACATACTACTACTTGACGAAACTGCTCCACCTCTTTGTGTTCCTGTACCAACCGATGATTTATTTGGTCTAATCCACGCTTCTGTAGTTATTTGACTAGTCGGACCATTAGTAAATGTTGGGATTATTATAAAATCATTTACACCATCAAAAAGTATTGAACCTCCTCCTGTGGTATAATTAATTGCGGCTCCATTTGTTAACGATCCATCATTACCGTTACCGCTCATATCCTTCCATTGAGAGTTACAATTTGTACAGCCTGGATTTGATGAATAATACTGACATCCGTAACCACAATCATAATAATTGGATGAGTTTATATATGACGAATTGTTACCCGCATCTAACCATAACACCAATCCTCTGGTTACAACCGTAGGACTTGCAGCCTCGCCGCTTGGGTTAAAATCAGTTGCATCAAATACGTTTCCGCCAATATCTATTCCCATAATTACATTTATTAAATACCAAAACGACCTCTTGTTGCTTGATACACCTCAGAAATTTCATAAGGATTTAAAACTCTATTATAAACTAAAAGATACCCAATATACGCGTTTGAATATTCACTATTACCTGGTGCATATCTACCTAAACTAAGATTATATGGACCCTGGCTACCACTTTGATTTGAATACGTTGCAACTGAGTTTACATAAACAACATACTGATCATCTGATATATTACCAGTACCAGCCATAATTTTAAAACTAGTATCCTGTGGACCATTTTGAACAGGAGTTACCCAACCTTCTGCATAATAATTTTCAGTTGATGAACTCCACCAACCTAATAACCAGTTATTGCTTTCTGCGGAAAAAATTCTACCTCCAACTGTTGCATATTTTGCAGCACCTATTACAGTATAGTTTGTTCCAGATAAATTTCCACAAGGAACTGTGATATATTGATTTGAACCATTAGTTACTAATACCCCACCAGCTATTCCACTATTGAATGAAACACCATTAACTAAGGTCCCATTTGCACCATTACCACTTAAATCATACCAAACGGTTCCACTACCGGGATATGAATTTATATCTGCAGCATCTAAATAACAAATAAGACTATCTCGAGTAATTCTTGTTTTAAAAATACCCGTACTTGTTATATCCGATGAACTGATTACTTTACTATTAACGTCTAAAGGCATTAGTTTATGTTTATTAAAATATAATGATATTTTTTTAGTTAATCAATATTATTCAGGTCGTTTTGGTGTTGCGTCATTAGGGTTAACCTCTTGCAACATAAATTTATAAACCTTATTTTGTTTATTATTATATAAGAATAAATCATTCTCACCCTCAACAATTGTATAGTCACCAATACCATTACTTAAAGATAAATCGGAAGTAAAGACTGTGTTCCATCTTAATGATGATGAACCTAAATTATATGTACCATTTGCAGATGGGAATATCCCTCCAGTTATGAAAAATCTACCATCGGCAACGAATGTAAATTTAGACTCAGCAACGCTAGCGGTACCAAAATGAAATCCAATCATATCCTGAGAACCACCATAACCACCCGATCCTTGAAAATAGGAAATACCATAAGCATCCGCATTACCAAAACTCCAAATACGATTTCGACCTGAAGCATATGTTGCACTTTGGAAACCACTTTGACTGGCAACCACCGTACCGTTAACTGTTATACCTGCGAATGTTGGTGAATTACTTGTACCAACACTTTGATTAATTGTATAGGCAGTAATGTTACTAGCAGTACCAGTTGTGTTTTGATTCCATGTTGGTATGTTACCCGCGTGATATATTGTATATTCTGTTGTACCAACTCCAGCTCTTAGTTTAAGTCCGTTAATATCCGCAGGATTCAACACAAGAATATCATCAGCATCGTTAGACGTACCAATAACTAATCTGTTTGCTTCACCTGATGAACCACCAATACCGTAAGAATGAAATTGTATAAATCCAAAATCGGAAGGATGATTAATGTTTGTACCATCTTTTTCTGATTCAAAGAATATACCACTAACACCGGATGAATTACCTTTTAATACAATGTTATCCGCACCTGTTACATAGTTTGATAAACTTACATATGTACCTCTTGATAATGACCCACCAATAGTTAAACCACCTGTTAATGTAGTATCAACAAACGTTGGTGAGTTACCCGTGCCAACACTTTGGTTGATTGTATATGCGGTAATATTACTAGCGGTACCTGTTGTGTTCTGATTCCAAGTTGGTATGTTACCAGAGTGATAAACGGTTTGACCTAACCAAGTTATGGTGGAATTATTATATAATTTTAAACCTTCACTATAAACACCATTACCATCTTTACTCCCAATATCAATATATCTATTTGCTGTTGCACTATCATATCTAACTTTAATAACCGGACCATTTGCTGGTCCATCTAAAATTGTGTATACAGTTTGGTTAGCATATCCGTTTAATGAAGTTGCGTATCCTGAAATATTTGTTTGGTCTCCTGTATTTGTTCCTGATGATGTACCACTATAGTTTGACGCTGATAATGTTCCAGGGAATGTTGTGTTACCACTACCATCTAATAATGTTGCAGTTCTTGTAACTGTTGTAAATACACCCGTATATTGACGAACATAAATTGGTTCATTACCATCATCAGCAGTTGCCAATTCCATCCAACCACTATTTCCCGCATCACCACCAACACGAATTCTTGCGTAGTCATTATCTGCAATTTGTGAGTATAGTAAATTCGCGGCGTTTGTTCCTGTTAATGTTTGTGTAACTTGTGTTGCTGTTGATGCATTACCACTTAACGCTCCACTAAATGTTGTTGCTGTTAAAGTACCTGAACTAAATGTTAAACCAGCATTACCTTGAATTGTTCCTGCGGTACCTGTTGCGGTTAAAACGTAGTTAGCGGTATTATTGTTAATTATCGCAGCACCTGATGTACCCGCTGAACCACTTGATCCCGAAGAACCCGAACTACCTGAAGAACCTGAATTTCCTGAGGTTCCTGAACTACCTGAAGATCCTGAACTACCTGCAGTTCCCGATGTTCCACTTGTTCCAGCACTACCGCTAGAACCTGATGTACCTCTAGTTCCTGATGATCCACTAGAACCACTAGAACCTGCTGCTCCTGACGTTCCAGAGCTACCTGAAGTTCCTGTTGTACCGCTAGAACCTGATGTGCCACTAGTTCCTGTTGTTCCAGATGTACCACTAGAACCTGCTGTTCCTGATGACCCACTTGAACCGCTAGAACCTGAACTACCACTTGTACCCGCACTTCCACTAGAACCTGAACTACCACCGGCACCAGAACTACCTGAACTTCCACTTGTACCTGAAGTACCGGCCGCAGCTAACCAAGTTGTTCCGTTATATCTATAAATGTTATTATCGGTTGTGTTATAGAATAACTGACCAGCAGCGTTACCTATTATATTACCTGTACCACTTGCTGTAGGTATTCTTAAAGATCCCGTAACAAAAACACTACCTGTAAAATTATGATTATCTCCAGTGTCGTCACCGAATTTTGTTGACCCTGAAGCGAATGATGTTGTAATAAAACTAACTGATGAGCTGACAATAAATTGTTGAGCAGTTAAACTACCCGTTACAACCAAATTACCTTTTACTGTTGTTAAAGATGTATTAAATGTAATATCATTACCAGTATCAACTATATTTGAATTACCAACTGTAGATGCTGAAGTAAATTTAACTATTGTGCCAGAATTACCCGAAACTGAAACTGATGTACCTGACGTTCCACTAGTCCCTGAAGAACCTGATGTACCGGCACTTCCGCTAGAACCTGATGTACCTGATGTTCCTCTTGTACCAGAAGAACCTGATGTACCACTAGAACCCGTACCACCACTAGAACCTGATGTTCCACTAGAACCCGATGTTCCTGATGAACCACTAGTACCACTAGAACCTGATGTACCAGCAGTTCCACTAGAACCTGAAGTACCAGTTGTACCACTAGAACCTGACGTACCAGTTGTACCACTAGAACCTGACGTACCTGCACTACCACTACTTCCTGAAGTACCCGCACTACCACTAGAACCTGATGTTCCACTTGTACCAGAAGAACCTGATGTACCACTAGAACCCGTACCACCACTAGAACCTGATGAACCTGCGGTTCCTGATGTACCTGCACTACCACTACTTCCTGAAGAACCATTTGCACCACTAGAACCTGAAGTACCCGCACTACCACTAGAACCTGATGTTCCTCTTGTACCAGAAGAACCCGATGTACCACTACTACCATTGGCACCACTTGATCCTGAAGAACCTGAAGTACCGGCACTTCCGCTAGAACCTGATGTTCCTCTTGTACCACTAGAACCTGATGAACCACTAGAACCTGCAACACCAGAAGAACCTGACGAACCACTAGAACCTGATGTTCCACTTGTTCCAGCACTACCGCTAGTTCCTGATGTGCCAGCGGAACCTGATGAACCACTACTACCATTAGCACCACTTGATCCTGACATACCTGATGTACCTGCACTTCCACTAGAACCTGATGTTCCTGAAGTACCACTAGAACCCGCAACTCCACTACTTCCACTAGAACCTGACGTTCCACTAGTTCCTGAAGCACCACTTACACCCGATGAACCACTACTACCACTTGTCCCTGCGGTACCACTTGAACCTGACGTTCCACTAGTTCCTGAAGAACCCGCAGCCACCAACCAAGTTGTACCGTTATATCTGTAGATATTATTATCTGTTGTATTATAAAATATTTGTCCCGCTATTGTACCTAATGCAGTACCTGTTGATGTTGCAGTTGGGACAACCATTGAACCTGTAACCCTTAACGAACCAGTAAATTGGTGTGTATCATCTATTGAATTACCGAATACATGTGAACCAGACGCAAATGATTGTGTCAAATGCATTACTGAAGATGATATGATAAGTTGTTGAGCGGTTAAGTTACCTGTTACTACTAAACTTCCTGTTACAACTGCATTTTGACCAACTCTAAATGTTGTTCCATCATCCGTTAAGTTTGTGGCATTTCCAACAGTTGTTGCTGATGTAAATTTAGTTAATGTATTATTTGTTCCTGAAGTTGTAATTGAGGTACCTGAAGAACCGCTAGTACCTGATGTTCCACTTGTTCCTGAAGTTCCAGTTGATCCGCTACTTCCGCTAGAACCTGATGTACCTGCACTACCGCTAGAGCCTGAACTTCCACTTGTTCCTGAAGTTCCTCTAGTACCACTAGAACCTGAGCTACCACTACTTCCTGAAGAACCCGTAGCACCACTAGAACCTGATGTTCCAGCACTTCCACTTGTTCCCGCACTACCGCTAGAACCTGAAGTACCAGTTGTACCAGAAGAACCTGATGTACCACTAGAACCCGTACCACCACTAGAACCTGATGTTCCAGCACTTCCACTTGTTCCCGCACTACCGCTAGAACCTGAAGTACCACTAGAACCTGTAGCACCACTAGTACCTGATGTACCGGCACTTCCACTTGAGCCAGATGTACCTGATGTACCTCTAGTTCCACTAGAACCTGATGTGCCAGCACTACCACTAGAACCTGAGCTACCACTTGTTCCCGCACTACCACTAGAACCTGAACTACCTGATGTTCCACTAGTACCTGAAGAACCCGTAGCACCACTGGAACCTGATGTACCGGCAGAACCTGAAGTTCCAGATGTACCTGACGTACCGCTTGAACCTGAGGTTCCCGATGTACCAGCACTACCGCTAGAACCTGATGTACCAGCAGTTCCTGAAGTTCCACTTGTTCCCGAAGAACCTGCAGCTCTTAACCAAAATGAACCATCATATCGATAGATATTTGTGTCTGTGGTATTATAATATATTGAACCTGTTGCAGTCCCTACTGGATTTGAGGATGCTCTAGGTATTTGTAATGACCCTGTTACACTTACAGAACCTGTAAAATTATGGTTATCATCTAACGTATCTCCGAATTTAGTTGAACCTGACGAGAATGACGTTGTAAGATGTGTAACCGAAGAGCTCACAATAAATTGTTGAGCAGTTAGATTACCCGTAACCACCAATGAACCGGTTACAATTGTATTAGACCCTAATCTAACTGTTGTACCGTCATCTGTTATATTTGAATTACCAACCGTAGAGGTTGATGTGAATTTAACGACTGTATTATTGGTGCCTGAAGTTGTGATTGATGTACCTGAGCTACCTGATGTTCCCGAACTTCCACTAGTACCTGAAGTACCTGCACTACCGCTAGAACCCGATGTTCCTCTTGTACCACTAGAACCTGAACTTCCTGAAGAACCGCTTGTTCCCGAAGAACCTGATGTACCGGCAGTTCCACTTGTTCCTGCACTACCACTACTTCCTGATGTTCCACTAGTACCTGCAGACCCTGATGACCCTGAAGTTCCGGCACTACCTGATGAACCTGCGGTTCCTGAAGTTCCAGCAGAACCTGAACTACCACTAGTACCTGATGAACCTGCCAATCCTGAACTACCTGAAGTACCACTAGTACCCGCACTACCGCTAGAACCTGATGTGCCAGCGGAACCTGATGAACCACTAGAACCTGAGGTACCTCTAGTACCACTTGAACCTGATGTACCAGCACTACCACTAGTGCCTGTTGAACCTGAGCTACCTGATGTGCCAGATGTACCAGCACTACCCGAGCTTCCACTAGTTCCCGATGAACCTGAACTACCTGACGTACCCGCAGTTCCTGAAGTTCCAGATGTACCTGCCGCCTTTAACCAGAATGAACCATCATATCTATATATGTTGGTATCGGTTGTGTTATAATATAATTGACCCGCAACTGTTCCCGTAGGGTTTGCAGATGCTGTAGGTATTTTTAAAGAACCTGTTATGTTAACAGAACCAGTAAAGTTATGATTGTCATCAATCGTGTCTCCAAATTTTGTCGAACCTGAAGCGAATGATGTTGTTATATAACTAACCGAACTACTAACAATGAATTGTTGTGCAGTTAAGTTTCCTGTAATCACTAATGACCCCGTTACTACAGAGTTAGAACCTAATCTAATTGTTGTACCATCGTCAGTTATATTTGAATTACCTACCGTTGATGTTGAAGTAAATTTAACTACAGTATTATTAGTTCCCGATGTTGTGATTGAGGTACCAGAACTACCTGATGTTCCACTTGTTCCTGATGAACCAGCCGAACCACTAGAACCTGATGTACCTGACGTACCCGCAGAACCCGATGATCCCGCAGTACCACTTGTGCCTGTCGAACCTGAACTGCCTGAAGTACCACTAGTTCCCGCAGATCCTGAACTTCCACTTGTTCCTGAAGTTCCCGCACTTCCACTAGAACCAGCAGTTCCTGAACTACCTGATGAACCTGAAGTTCCAGCCGAACCACTACTTCCACTAGAACCCGATGAACCACTTGTACCTGAAGTACCTGCACTACCGCTAGAACCCGATGTTCCCGCTGAACCTGAACTACCTGAAGTTCCTGATGATCCAGATGTACCACTAGTTCCTGAAGATCCTGATGTGCCAGCAGAACCTGAAGTTCCCGCACTTCCACTAGAACCGGCAGTTCCTGAACTACCTGAAGTGCCACTTGTACCAGTACTACCACTAGAACCAGAGGTTCCACTTGTACCTGCCGAACCACTAGTTCCCGCAGAACCGCTAGAACCTGACGTACCTGCACTACCACTACTTCCTGATGAACCACTAGTACCTGATGTACCTGCAGCTTTTAACCAAGTGTTACCGTCATATCTATATATGTTGGTATCAGTTGTATTATAATATATTGAACCTGTTGCATTTAAAACAGGATTTGTATTTGAAACTGGTACAACCATTGATCCAGTAACTCTTATTGAACCAGTGAATTGATGTAAATCATCTAACGTATCACCAAATTTTGTTGAACCTGATGAAAACGATGTTGTAAGATGTGTGACAGAAGATGAAACAATAAATTGTTGAGCGGTTAAGTTTCCTTGAACTGTTAAATTACCAGAAACTACCCCACTACCCGTTACACTTAAATTAGAACCGTCAAATCTTAAATTAGATTCAACCGTTGCATTTGTTCCACTACCATTATATGTAATAACACCATCGGTTGTTGAACCTGTTAATGTCACTAAACCAGATGTACCCGATGAACCTGCTGTTCCACTACTTCCTGATGAGCCGGCGGTTCCTGAACTACCAGATGTACCGCTAGTTCCTGCACTTCCACTACTACCAGATGTTCCTGCGGTTCCTGAAGTACCTGTGCTACCACTTGACCCAGATGTTCCGCTAGTACCGGATGTACCCGCACTACCTGAGCTACCTGATGTTCCAGCAGAACCAGAACTTCCTGATGTACCCGAACTTCCACTAGTTCCAGCAGAACCAGAACTACCTGATGTTCCACTTGTTCCTGAAGTACCCGAAGTTTGTGAATTATAAGATGTACCATTCAATATAAAGTCACCACCTTTTAATTCAATAGACCCTGTTACATTAACAGAACCTGTGAATATATGTGCATCATCTAATGAATTACCAAATTTAGAAGATTCGGTTACTTTTAATGTTCCTGTTACTTCTGAATTGGAATTAATTCTAAGACCATTTGCTTGTGAAATAGAAGCGGTTGCACTTCCGTCTGTAATTTGATTTAATTGAAGTCCTGTTACTCCTGATGCCGGAATATTAAATAATCCGTTACCGTTCCCAATAAAAGATCCTGTGAAAGAACCCGTAGTGTAAGAAGAGGTAAATGCACCGAATGAACTTGTTAAAGTATACATTGGTGCAAATGAAGCGGTTTCGGCAGAAACTGCGTTAGTTGTGTTACCACTAATATTACCAATAATATTACCTAAGACCGTTAAATCACCAGAAATTTCAGCCGAACTTGAGACTGAAAGTGAACCGGATATGTGTGCGTCAAATATATTCATCTAAAATGTTTAATTATACTTAGATAAATACTTACCGATTCGTATTTGAGCGAGGATAATTATATTTATTGTTATGTTAAATCATATTAAAAGTGGTACATCACCATATTCAATAAGAAAGGGTGCACAATCTTTTGGTGTTAGTGGTGAGATTGATTATGGACCAACATCATCGTCAGAATTTTACCAAGGAATAACTCCACCAAATGGTGGATATACAATATACGTTAATAGGGTAACAGGTGGACCTTCAATACATGTTGCAAATAACGATACTCAATGTATATTTTTTCTTAAATCATTTGGTGCAACTGGTTCAACAATAAGTGAAGTATTGGCATGGGCAAATGCACAAACATCATTGTATGTTAAAACATCAGATTTTATCATTTCAGATTTACCATATGGTAAAAACGGATTGATAACTAAAGGATTATTAATTGCATTAGATGTTAGTGACAGCAATAGTTTTGTAAGTGGCACCACAGTAAATGATTTACATGGTTTTTCAAATTTATTTTTAAATGGTGGACTTTCGGTTGTGAGTGGTTCAGTTAATGGTAGTCCATTGACTATTCCATTTATTAATATGGTTGGAAGTGGTAGTAGCAATTATGGTGGTTTTTCATCAAATGCCACATTTAATAACATTAGAAATTTAACTTGTGAGTTTTTAGTTTTTTTTGGAAGTTTAGGTACTGGTGGTCCTGATACAATATTTAGTAATGAAGGTGCAAGATTTTATGTTAGAACGGATGGTAATGGAGCGTTAGGTGGTTTTGTTAAGGGTCCAATAACACAATTTGAGAGCAATATAGCGGGAAGCGGGACCGTAGTAATAAACACGTGGTATCATTTAGTCTTCACCGTTAATTTTGATAATAATTTTTTAGTTTATAAAAATGGAGTTCTTGCCGGAAGTCAATCTATTGCGAATGTAGGTGGGAATTGGATAAATCCAACGGCAGCAACGACATCGTCATATCAACCAGCATTGGGATCAAGGTATTCCGGTTACGGGACACCCGGTACCAAAATGATTGGAGGAATAAACATGTTTCGTTTTTATGATAGGGCATTAAATTCAACAGAAATAACTCAAAATTTTAATATATTAAAATCACGTATAAATCTTTAATTACAATTTAAGTAATTTTTTAATTTCGTTAATTACACTTTCGGAACTAATTTCTTTTGAACATTCGAATTGTCTATCTGTACCTTTTTGGTCGGGACACCAATTCCAATCTCCAGCATCAAAATCATGTCGATTCCAACAACTGTTACAAACATTTTTATTAATTACTCTATTAACTCCGATGAATGGTTCCGTATATATGTCTGTGAATCCTGATATTAAAACCACCGGCACATCCGCACCCCACGCCAACCAACTTAATCCACTACTAATTCCAATAAAAAGTTCTGACTCTTGTAATGTTTTTATAACATCCGTTAATAACCCCGATGGTTGTTGCACCACCCCTATTGGGTTTTTATTACCCATATATCCATCTTCTTCTCTAGATAACAATCTTACCTCGTAACCATTTTCTTTTAGATAATCAACCACATCTTGCCAACCATTTGGGTTGTTCCAATATTTTAATTGTGCGGTCGAGTGAATACCGATACAAACTCTCTTTTGTTTTTTCTTACCTAATTTTGGTAATTTTGTTCTTACCTCTTCATAATCTAAACCTAAAATATCCGAAGCGATTTTTGTTAATGGTTCCAATTTAGGGTCTGACGAGTGATGTTCGATATTAATATGTCTTGTTCCATCATTTTCGGTTTTGTAAAACATACCTAAACGATATAAGGAATATAAATTATTTACATTGGTTCCAGGTTCAACAAATTCAATCTCTTTATATTGTTTTTTAAATAAGTCATTTTGGAATGTTGAGCATATCATTTTACAACCATGTTTCTTTCTGAAATTCTCAACATACGGGACAAATGCAATCGTGTCACCCAATGATTTAGATTCGAAAGCAACATAAACTCTTTTACCTTTTAAATCAATCCTATGTTCATAATAATAATCATTATCAATTCCCTTTATCACAATTGTCCAATCAACATAATACTTTATTGAGCTTCTTGACCAGTGATTACTTTTCAATTCAATGGAAAATTCGGTCTTCTTTGTTTTGTTATTAATGAACTGAACACTATATAATAATTGTTCATCATCTAATATTTCAATATATGGTCCATCAACAAAATGAACATTTACTGACTTTGGTTTATGATTCTGTTTTATTTCTATATTTTTTGTTGTGTACTTATTTATCTCTCTACAATCTTCAGCACTTTCACCTAAGAACTCTTTATATACTTCGACCCCTTGATAATATACAATAACATTACTACCCTTTTTATATTGACCTAATGGTATTGTAAAAAACGCCTCTTTATGTAATGTGATAAATCGTTTATAGTCATTGTAAACCACCTCAAGTAGATAATCTTTGTCTGCCTTAATTTCTGAGAATCCAGAAATCAAATGTAAGTGAAGGTTGTGTTTCTCATCCACACCAATGTATGTTTGGAAATAAGCACCGTTTTTAATCATTCCATCTCTATTCCAAACAGCTTGTGTATTCAACTCATCATTGTTTGCAATGTAATTGGTTACAAAGATATTGTTAGTGACATTTCTTAGTGCTGTTAAAAATACTCTTTCTAATTGCCAACCGTTTGGTTTGTTTTTAAAGTATTCTTCTTTGGTTTTGATTTGGTCAATTGCTTTAATTGCCACATCAGTTTTAACTGAGAAAATAAACGTTGCGCAATATTCACTAAAATTTGAGTTGGTTATACTGTTTTCGGAATATTCATATAACACAGCATCATGTCCGCCCAATCTTTCTAAAAATGCTTGTCTATATTGAACTGGATTTGGTAAGTTATCATATTCAAAGAAGTGAATATTTTTCTTACCCAAGTAGTTACAGAAATTAAATGAGTTCCTCAGGGTCTCCCATATAGCATAATCATGATGGAACGCATTTGCATTATCAATTCTATGGTCACCCATATCACTCCATCTTCCGCTGGCAACTTGATATTCGTTGAATTCATGACTTAATAAAAGTGGGTTCTTTTTGTCAAATAAATAGTAGTCCACCATCTTTTGAATCTCAGGTTTAATTGGATAATGTCCTGTTAATAATATATCAATATTATATGTCTTTAATATTTTAATTAACTCAATTAAATCATTCTCTTTTGATTCGTTATTTGGCCAACAATCAATTACAAAAATATCGTCCTTATAAGTTTCTTTACTAAGCTCAGGAACAATTTGTTGTGTCAAATATTTCTCACCACCTTTGATACCATAAAAGTATAAATCATCTGGTTCATAACCTCTTTCAAAATGACCATCAATAAACGCCTCATTAAATGAAGGTATAATTTCTATATCTTCTTTTTCTAAATTTTTATAATAGTCAGCCCATTCTTCACTAACATCTTCTAATAATGGTGCATCACATTGACTTGTTCTTCTTGTACCATGTTCTGGTCTACCATTAGCTGCACATGTGAATATGAACATACCACCTGGCTTTAACATTCTAATAACATTCTTAATGGTATCAGGATAATACATATCATGCTCAAAAACTTCAGTAGATATGATTGTGTCAAAATATTCATCGGGAGCATCGTATAGATTACCCGCAGCAGCGACATCAACATTTCTTCCTTCTCCGATATCTATACCAATGTAATTACAATCCTCGAATAGAAATCTATTTGAACCATTTAAATCTAATGACCCAATATCTAATACTTTTTTATTTTTAAAATATTCCGGATGTTTTTCTCTAACTCTAGAACAAAATTGTTGTTGTTGTAAATGTGCCATTATCTTTTAGTTATTATAATAATTCCGTTAAGGAAATTTATCGATTCTATCTGTGTACCAATGTAATTGTATCCTTTAGCTTCAAATTGTTCAACTAACTTATCTTCTCTTCTGGCATTTGCATTATGAAAATTCTCCAATGTTTCACCAAAAAAATTAACTTCATCTGTTATACCTTTAAAGTATTCCATCATAGTGCCTTCCAAGTATCTTCCGCCACCATAGTATGGTAAATAAGACGTACATACATCTTCTACAACATAAACACCACCGGGTTTAATTGAATCCCATAAATGTTCAAATGAATATATTACATGTTCATTCATGTGCGAACCATCGTCTAGTATCATGTCAAATGGTCCGTATTGTGTTTTAATTTTTGTTAAAAACTCTGCATCGAATTGAGAACCAATTTCAACTTTCATCCTATCTTCTTCATATTGTTTACAATCTGGGTTGATGTCAATACCAAGAATGTTTGACCTATAATAGAATTCTTTCCAAGTTCTTAAGGAATCTCCACCCAAGATACCAATTTCCATTATGTTTAAATTATCATACCTATTGAATGGTAGATATTTCTCATACTTAACACAATAATTGTGTATTTCGGAAGACTTATCAGTTCCGTACTTTTTAGCTAAATCGTTTAATATACTCATCTTGTAAAATATAACATTTGTAACGCATTATTTATACCCATAAACATAAGATATGAGTTAAATCCTAATTTCAACATTCTATCAATTAATTGTTGTCTCAATTCATCATCAAAATTAAAATGACTATGATGATATTCCATTGAGATGTTATTAACCTTCATTAAATTATCGTCACTAATTCCTTTTAAGGCGTGATGTTCAGCGCCTTCGATATCAATTTTAAGAAAATCAATATGGTCAACCAATCCAGTTTCAAACAAGTAATCTAACGTATACGTTCTTACTGGATAGTTTACTGTATTATTATGTGTACCAAATAAATTGGATCCACCTAAATGGGAACTCTCATATAATCTAAATTCTCCAATAGAATCCGCAGCACCCGCATTAAATAAAATAGAACGAGGGTCAGCATTTAAGGATAATAATTTAAAATATCTTTTATCTGGTTCAAAAGATATAACTTTAGATGCACCTTGACTATACGCCCATCTATTGAATATACCGATGTTACCACCTAAATCAACAACAACATCACCTTCATTAATATTCTTTACTCTATCTTTATAATAATCAAGTAGATTAAAAATCTCATGATAGATAGCCCTAAACCAACCAAATTTTTCCGCCACCTCTAATGTACCACCTTCATACTCCTTTATGTCCCCCAAGTTTTCAACATTGTATATTCCTGTATAAAAATATTCTGAGTTATAAAATGAATTGTCCTTTATAAATTTGATAAACTGAACCATTTTATCTGAGTTCTCGGAATTCTTATTCCCGTGGAAATAAAGAATATCTTCTTTGTTCTTTGGTATGTATTGATAACCAAAAACTTTATCGAAGTTATATGGTCCTTTCTTATTCCAAAAAGTGTAGAAGTCTTCTAATTGTTTTTGTGTTTGACCAGCATCACCATCATAAGATGATGTATCAAAATTAGATAATGGTAAATGTTTAGTGTAACCATGTTTCCATCTTAATGCGTTTTCAATACCCTCATCATTCCATATGAACAACCTATCGTAATCTTTTAAATCTGTTGTCTTATATGATTCAATTACTTGTTCAAACCACCCAACACAATTTCTATTATAAATGAACATACAAACATGCATGTATGGTGTTCTTTTTTGAATACCCCACTCTTTAGCTAACTCTTCATTAAATGATTGGTTCTTTGTTTGACCATCTAATGTATAGTAACCATAAAATTCTTCTTGTCTATGAATGTCAGATAATGGATAGTTATCAATATCCTTAAAGTATTTTTCAATCGTATCGAAATTGTGATTAATCACCACATCACCATCAATCCAAACAAACTTATCATAGTCTTCATTAAACGCCTCAATACACGCATATTGTTTCCAATACCATCTATCATGTTCAGAATGTTTTGGTGGGTCAATTCTTCTTTTAATTACGTTCGGGTAATCAAATGGAACGTCACAATCAACACCATAAACAATTATTTTAGAATTTGAGAATTCTAATACTGATTGTACTAGTTTCTCGATAACAGGCATATAACCGATATTACCCGTTGTTACAAATACAAATGGTTTCATTTTTTCTTCTAATAACATAGACGCATTTTTTGCAATAGTATCCCAATTAAAATCTTTATGTATTCTTTTTGCGTCTTCACGTGACGTAATCCACATCGCTGTTTTATAATCGTAAGCTTGACGCATTTTAAATTTTAAATCTTCCCAGTCCGGTTCACAATATTCTCCAGGGAAATCTTTATGTTCGTAATTTGCAGGAACTAACCCTTTAATTGATACAGGTACACCTTTACCTTGGGTGAATTGTTGTTGTCCACCCCAATCTGCATATATCGATGGCGTTCCACATGCCATAGCTTCAATCAATGGTAAATTCCAACCTTCACTTCTAGCACAAGAAACAAATACATCTGCCGTTTGCAAATACTTAACATATTCTTCTCTTGATGGGAAATTAACTATTTTAATATTCTTTGTGTTAATACCATAATGTTTGATTCTTTCTTCTGTTGTACTCAAACCATCTGATGAATATGGGTTTTCTACTGATGCAATTAACTCAACATCTGTTTCGTCTTTAAACTCTTCACCAAATGCTCGTAATATTTCTGTAGTCCCTTTTCTCCACTCCCATCTACCAAACAAAACAAACTGTGTCTTATCTTTTTTAGGATATTTTTCTAATGGTTTAAATGTTTCAACATCAACACCTTCAGGAACTACATATATCTTTTCTTTTGGATAACCTTGTTCAACTAAACAATCAAACTGCCATTGTGTTGGGACCCACACTTCATCAAAGTAAAATAATCTATTAAAGAAGTCATCTGGATAACGTGTCGATTCCCAAACATTGTATGCAATATTATAACCACTATAATTGTCATAGAAATAGTAATGATTCATATCCATTAACACGATATTAATGTCCGGCGTAAAATCACCCTTATAACCATATATCGGTGAATCTCCGTGACTACCGTCACTATTAATCAAGGTCTGTTGGATTAACATATCCTTCATTTCGTCGGTTATGTATGGTTCGTCATTATGTGGGGTATTATTCATACCTTTCCAACCTTTCCCGATTGTTGCGTTCCTAACCTTTACAGTATGGTATTTGTTTAGGGCACAAAAAAAGGACCTAGCGTGATTAGCATATCCTGTGGTACCAATGAATGGTGCGTGTGCAAGTATTTTCATTATCCTTAATATAAGGATAATAACTTAAAAAGTCAAATTAAATTTTGTTTAATTTTTGATAAATCATTCAAATAACTTGAGAAGTTTTTAGTTATAAAATTGTGTAATTTATATGAATAGGTTTTATTATGGTTTGGTCCTGGATGTATGTCATCAACTCCATAATCCAAAAAAGGTCTTCCGTAATCACCATCGAATCTGTTAAATTCATTATAATCTTTTGGTATGTGGAAAAAACCATTCCATATCCAATTACATTTTTTAGATTCTAAAAAATGCTTTATTAATAAATGATTTTTGTACCAATTTATAAAATCTTCATTATCATTTTGTAAATAAGTTAAATATTCTTGTGTTTTAACACCATCATCTGTTTCTTTCAAATATCCCCAAGATAATGTGGGCATAAAGGGTTCTATTCCCCCATCTTTAGTATATAATTCTCTTCTAAATGTATTTGTATACATTATTAATACCAAATCTGGTTTAATTAAATCATAGTAACTCATTAAACATCTACATATAAAATCGTTACTTCTTCCTCCTGTTCCAAAGTTTAAATTTACCCCATTTTCAATATGGTTACAAAATTGTGCCGGCCAAGTTTCATTATCATTGACACCGACTCCTTCCGTAATTGAACAACCTAATGACATAACTTTAAAACCTTCTTTTTTTATACTATCACCTCTAAATCCTAATTCATTATAGGTGTAGGTACATAGTCCTGTATTATCTCCACCGGAAGTTGTATATGTCTGATTTACTCTTTCTTTTAATGAATATTTGTAAGATGAGATTTCAAATCCTTTCGGGTTCCAATATTCTAATGGGTTCATATTAATTTATTTGTTTCTGTTTTTATATGTTCATTTTGTAAAAACCAAAGTAATGAGTATCGTTCACCTTCTAAAATTGGTGCTATTTCATGCTCAATTCCTACATCAAATATATAAGTGTTTCCAATAATTTTATTTAAAATTATTTCATTTGGATTATACAATGTAAAATCACCACCTTCAAAGTTATCATTTAATAAAACACCAACCGCATATAATCTGTTATCTCTAATATCATTGTGTTTTCCAAACCAATCACCTTTCGTAAATTTATGCAAATGTATCGTTTTTTTTATTGTTCTAATTTCAATGTTTGTTTCCCTTTCCACAAAATCCTTCAACTTATCAAATAACCAATTGGTTTCTAATGAATAATCAATTGGTTGTGAATTATATTTTCTATCCCCCATTCTCCAATTTGTAATATGTTGATTGGATTCTAATATAATGGACTCACACTCCTCTTTACTAAATAAGATTTTTTCTTTTAATATCATTTTTCTTAATTTATAAAAATTTTCTTTTTGTTTTCCTCCTATTTCTTAACCTATTTGTATTATCTAATAGGTGTTCATACTTTGTACTTGTTAAACCAATATAATCTTTTATTCTTTGTATATCCTCTTTGGTGTCGTATATCCCTTCATATGTAACTTTTAACTGAATTTCTTTTATTGTATTAAAATAGTCAATTGTATTATTTACCCATTCCTCAAAATATTTTATGTCTATTTCGTTTTCTTTTATCCATTCATCACTTACTTCATACCCATTTCTCCATTCCTTTCGTTGTACTGCTTTGGTATGTGATATTGAACACTCTCTCGCATCCTCACGCGTTAATCCAATTATCTTATCCCAATTTGTTAAATCAATATCCATTCTATTTTCAATTTCACTAATATTATATTTTACCACAATATTGTTTCCTTCAATGGATTGATTTGTGTATATTGGTTCATGTATCATTTTATGTTCTAGCTCCATAGACAACCATTCATTCAATTGATATCCACCACTTCTTGATAATGCAATAATTAAAATTCTCATATTAACGTTTTATTTGTAGTATCAATAAACTCATATAGATTATGAAATAGATTTGTGTTTTTCCACACTTTATTAAACTCTCTTTTAAATAATTCATGTTCTGGATGATTTGTATTCCAAACTTGTTTTAATTTAAACTCGCCCTCTGAAAATGTGCCCCAATTAGTTATCTTACCGAAAAACACATTTACTTTCTTACCAAAAATAGAATACATTAAATTATAAAATGTTTCCATTTCGGTATAATTTGTATCTTGTACCACAAATGAAGTTTTAACACTTATTGGTAATGTATTAATGAATTTTAAATTGTTTATTAGATTTTCCCAATTACCACCTATTCTTGTTTTATTTTCATAGGTGTCTTTTGTACCTGCATCTATACTAATTTCACAACTATGAACATATTTATGTATATTTGGCATACTATCCCACATTTCTTTATTCCACATTGATGCGTTTGTATGAAGATGTATTGATTGCAGTTTTGGATATTTTTTAGGATTAAAATTTCTTAGATAATTTCTAAACCCAACCGAAACAAACGGGTCTCCTGATCCTGTTATATATAGTGATTTCACATTTGCAGAATAATGAGTATCAATTTCTTCAATTGTTTTCTCTATCCGTTTAATTCCATTACTGTTTTCAACAATTAAATCTACCCTACAAGATGGACATTTATAATTACAAGTTCTATCAAAGTTCATCATTAACATATCAGGAGTGTTATTTTCTATAATAGTATTATTAATATTTGAATTTGATTTTAAAGTAATTGGACCATTTGCAACCCCATAATTTACTAATTTACTTAAAAATGGACAAAGTTCTTTATTACAATACTTAAATGAACCATCTAACATACTTTCTCTAATCTCTTGAACAGGTTCACTATTCCATATTTCATTTAATTTATATTCATCTCTTTTAAATGAAACATTTAACCAAGATGGACAACACAAAAAATATTGATTATTGTGTATTTCCAATGAGTTGAATGGTACACCACATATGTAATTTTTTAAATCTACCATATTTTATTATTAATGAAACCAAAAATTTAATGCGTATCGTGTTCCTTCTGTAACTGGTTTTACTTCGTGATATTGATGACCGCCATCAAATACAACACCATCTCCCTTTTTTAAATTTACAACTTTATTATTTATATATGTATCTCCACCTATAAACCCATTGGATAACAAAATTATTGATGTTTTATTTTTTGCACCATCTACATGTCTTCGTAACCACCTACCATCCTTATATTCGGTCATTTGTAACCACATCGTTTTGTAATTAGGGAAATTATTTTTACTCAACTCATTTATAACTGTATTATAAATTTCTTCATTCCACTTTTCTCTTTCTAGTAGTTGAATACCTTGTTGACCCCATATCAACCAAACAAACCAGTTTGTTTTATGGGATTCACTTAAAACACATTCATTCTTAATTTTATCTATTAAATTATCACAAAATTCGTTGGGTAAAAGATTTTTATATATTTCCATTTAAAATAAAGTTTTTTCTTTTTTTACTTTATCCTTTATTTGAAATCCTAATGTTAAAGTTATTCTTGGTTTTTCTCCTATTACCGGCATACTGCCATGTTCGACCCTACCAGCAACACACCTCCAAACCATTCTTTCTTTTAACTCATTAATCTTACCATTATATATTGAGTGTCCGCCTTCATGTGGATATGATAGTATTATGTTATATCTAACATGTGTATATCCATCTAAATTTGAATCACTATGTAAATGAATTGAACCCCCTTCTTTATTAATACCAATTGCGTCTTCAAACATTGGGTCTAATATCCAATCATTAATTTTTTCTACTTCAATTACCCTATCCTTTATTTTTTTTACCAAATCTAATGGTGAATTTAATATTTTTGTTAATACACCGATTTGTCTAGAACCATATGGCGCATTTATGGTATGACTATTAGTTGTGTTTATTTGAAATAGATGTGAATTAGAATTTGTCCAAAATAAAAGATTTTCTTGTTCTTCATTTGTTATGAATTCTTCATAACCATATGTGTCATTCAAAATTATTTTTTTCATAATAATGTTTTATTTATTTTTCTTTGTTCAAACTCTTTATAAAGATTATCATATTTTTGTTTAAAATTATCATTGATTTCTATTACACACTCAAATTGTTTACTTGAGTTTATTTTTTCCATTTTAAAATCCTTATTTAATTTTTTTGATACCCAATTTTCTAATTCCACCAAATTATCAATATCAAACCAAATAATATTTGGATTACTATTTGTGAGTTCAACTACTGGTGTAAATAATATATCTAACATATTTTTAGTATAGGACTCTTTTTTTGAAATTTTTAACTTAGTTAAAAAATTATCAATAACTTTAGACCTATTTTCCAAATTATAAATGTCATTTGATGTGATATTATCAAACATATCATTAGTTGTTAACTTTGAAAATTTATCAGCAATATCAAATTTATTTTTTCTGTATAATTCATCTATAATGTGTTTCCATAAAGATAAAAATCTATCATAATTGTTTCTTCTTATTGAAATAATTTGATTGTTTATACCAAATTTTTCTTGTAATATATATAATGGTTCATGTGCGTGTACTAAACTATCCGCCAATTCTTCATTATTCATTTTTTCCCATTCATTTATTTTAATCAACTGATTATCAAGGTTTGAATTGAAATGTTCTACTGGTATCTTGTTTTTTAGACACGTAATCATAAATGATGTTGAAGCACATCTTGGTAAACTTATAAAAATAAATTTTTTATCTATTAACATTATATTAAATGATTTCCCTTTTCAAATCTCTTTTCAAAATTTTCCCAAATGAATGATTTTAATTCGTCATTTACAATTATCTTATTTGGTCGTTTGGATGTTTTATTTGTGTGATTTATAATTAATGTTTCTCCAAATCTATCTTCTATAAAATCTGTAAATTTATCAATTTCACTAATGTCAAATTCGTAGGTACATTTTTTATTAGATTTGAAAAATCTTTGGGAAAGTAAAGTGTCAACCGCACCTCTAATCGGTAATTCACATTCAAAATTTTCTTTTACTAGTTTAAACCAGCACTTCCTAAATCCATCGTGATCGTTACTCAACAAATGTAATTTATTTAAAAAATCGGTATTAAATGTTTTATAGATATATTCATTATCAACATCCTCCCATTTACGAACAGCAGTGTATTCGCTTTCAAATTCTATATTATCCCAAACAAAATTTAGGGCACTTAACCATCTAGATAACCAATCACGTGTTATACAAACAGTTTCTTTATCCCCCCATCGTTCTAAACATTGATTCACCGGTACGTGAAAATGCCGTGTTTTGTCATTTGGTACAAATATTTCTAAATTTAATTTTGAGTTTCTTAATGATTGTTCAATGGAATAACTGGCACACTTTGGGATAGAAACCCAAATGAGTTCATTATTAATTAAATGAGACATTTTTATATAATTGTTTTAGTTGATTTAAACCCTTTTAAATATTCATCTTCAACTTGTTTCCACTTTCCTAACGGACACGATCCCTTTTTATCTAAATATGTTTTGGGTGTGTATACTTTACCTTTTAATGGGCAACCACATTCTCCACATTTTAATGACCATTCTTTATTTTTATTTTTAAAAAATTCTTGTTTAGATGGGCATTCTAAACAAATATCAAACCTATCATCTGCCAATTTTTTTAATTCATTAGAGTGTATAAGTGTATTGTACCACGCGATTGAAATTTCTTTGAGATCTATCATATTATAAGAGTGTTTTTTTATAACTACTTTTTTCTTTTATTGCAACCCAATTAACTAATGTATATCTATTACCATTTTTAACTACCGTTACTCTATGATCGATATCAGATAAAAAAACGATAGTGTTACCTATTCCCTTTTCTACTTTCATTATTGAACCATCGGATAATTTTAATTCTAAATCACCTTCTTCATATTCATCATTTAGTTGTATAACTAAAGAACAATATCTTTCGTGTTGTGTAACTTCTTTTCCTGTAATATCTTTATGCCAAACAAAAAAATCACCATCTTTATATTCTGTGAATTGGAATTGACTATTTTTGTAATCTAAATCGAATCCTTTTATGGTGATATTTTCATCTAATAATTTAGATATTTTTTCTAATATAAATGGAAATTTTTGATAATATGGATAAAATACCACATTTGATTTTCTGGTACCATAAGTTGGGGAATCATAACCAATGGTTTTTGCAGGATTTAATATTAAATTTTCTAATGTGAAATTCAGAACTAAATCACATTCTTCTTTTGTTAATAAATTTGATACGGATTTATATGTAAACGACATAACTTTTTATATTAATGATTTTGTTTTTTTTGTTATATAGTTAACCGGCATCCAATGTAGAAAAAATTGTAATACTCTTTGGGTTTCGTCGCATTCTAAAGGATTTCTCCAATGAACGTTTTTATCAGCATCAAATAATAATATTCCGTCGCCTATATTTGTGTGATGTGAGTATTCTTCACCACCTATTTTAGCAAATAATGGCCATTCTTTGTTTATTGTTGACTCTAAACATATTGAAATTGTTACACTTATATCTGTTCTATCTATATGTTTTGTTAAAAATGCACCATTGAAATACTCCCTAACATATGTGTTCACATTATCTAAATGTTCAATTCCATTATTGAATTCTAACACTTTTGGTTTTAATTTTTCCATATATTTATCAAAATTATATGAAGGTCTAAATCCAAAAGAAGCATTCGTTTCTACCATTTTATCACTAGAAGAGTTATTTACCTTTTCAATATCAAATTGTTTAGATAAAAATACACATTCCTCCTTTGAAAGAATATTTGGAATGAAGTAAATCATAACCTATTATTTTTAGAATTAACTATTTGCAGTTACAATTAAATTGCCAATGGTAGTTAAAGTTGTGTTCAGTACGTTGATTTCTGTGTTTGTTATTATAGTTGTCATATTATTTTAATTTTTATTATTTTTATTAACTCCAACATATTCCTTGATAAGCATTACAAGTCGGGTTACCGTATGGACCGGAACAATATGGTTCGTTTTTTGGACAAGTCGGACAAGCGCCCCCCCAACAACATCCCACTGGACAACTAGGTCCATTATGTTCAATCGAAACAAACGATTCGTTATTTGTTGATGTGGTCTTAGTTAAAAATAAGTGTGTTCTTTCTACTGAAATAAACCAACCGGTAAATACTTTTTTAATTTGTGTAACAGATACTACTGTTTTTCTAACAAAATCCATTAACCCATCCGTTGTGTTTAACAATAAAACCGCATCTCCAGATACCACATCAAATAAATTTTCAAATTGAACTTCATTATTTCTTTCAATCAAATACGAAGAAACTCCCGTATCCTCCCAAGTACTATTATCGTCAAAAGTTAATTGATAAAAATATGATAATTTATTAACTCTTTTTAATGCATTAATTTTGTTTGTTGAATATGTTGTACCACTTAGTAATGTTTCATACGTTATTCCAAAATTTGCGGTATAGGATGCATTATCTGTGCCATTTGGATTTGGTATATCAATTGTTTTAATTACATCATCAACATTTAAATCTAATGCGGTTTTAAATGTGCCGTCAGCCATTTCTACTAAATCAGTATCTAACAGTTTTGGTAACCAGTTACTATTTACAGAAGTTGTATAACTATCTCTATATTCTGAATTTATCTCATAAGTTTCTGAGTTATATTCTACATCAGTAAAAAATATATTTTCATTTAATTTAGTATATTGTCCTATATGAATTGATTGTAACGTCGGTGGGTATAATATGTTTAAACTTCTAACTACCTTTATGTGACCTTCGTAACTATTAGTGGTGTTACAGTAGTTTTCCATTAAAAAATATTCAGATGTAACATTTTCTAAAACCACATCTAATTCTTCTTGTGTTGTTACTTTATAAAATTTAGGATAAACCTCTTTATCATAGCCAGGATACCTTGATTTTAGAATAAAATTAGGGTGTACACCATTATCTGTTATTGTTGTTATAGTATTAATTAAAGTGTTGTTTTCATCTATGTAAGCAAATTGTGAACCGAACGATTGGGATTGGATAAGTTTCATAAATTCAACCTTATCTCTACAATAGGTATCATCTACCAACGCAGTTGTATCATATGCACTTCTGATAATTAATGTTTCATCATTATCCTCTATAACTGGGATAGTAATCGACAAACCACCAATTGCGTGGTATTCATATGTAACGGAACTTCCTGTGTAGTGTGTTTCTAATGTTTTATGAAAATATTGAATATCCCCAACGTAATGTATATTTTGGAAATTATTATCAGTAACAAATTGGTATAAATTTGTTAAATCCAAACAATCCACATCATCTTCAACTTTGGATGCGTTATCCCAACCAACTGCGGTGTTTATTTCGATGGGTTTTAAATTACCATCCTGATCGTACATAAAGTCCGAACCTATTAATACTGTTCTCATATTTTCCTTATTTTATATATAAATACCTATTTTTTATCTTTTAATCCAAATTTTATCCATCTATACCATATCCTTTCGTGAATATAATATTGTATTGGTTTATATATTAATTCAGCCACGCCAAATGCTGTACCTACCTTTATTGACCCACTAATCCACCACATTAATAAGAACCCTATTAAGGTGCTTACGATTCGATATGAAACGGTTTTGGCTATGTGTCTCTTACGTTCTACCATCATTATCCTTTTGTTTGATCATATTTAATTTCACCATCAGGTGTCATGTGACCAGTTCTAATGGCTGTTCCGCTTATTACCGCCACATCCGCTGGTGGCTCATGATAAATTACATCATAACCAACACCTCTACCGTAATTAACCGATTCAATATCCGGAATAATTGATAATAAAATCTTATCAAAATTCTCATTAAAAAATGGTTCTTGAATTAACATTTGAAAAACCTCTTGGGCTGTCTTTGGATTGTTCTCATCAACTTCAACATCTCTAATAGCCACCCATACGTTCTTATCTTGGTCCATTTGTTGGCGAATCAACCATTCGTGACCTTTGTGCCAATTTTGCCACCTACCGATGTACATTGCATATTTCTTACTCATAATGATAATTTTTTTAACAGTTCATAATATGAATCCGTTTCGTTTTTTATTGTTGTGTCTATATCTATAAAATTTTCTAATGGGGGTTCATATTCCTCAACGTGGAATTCATTCCTACCCCTATCCTCTGTAGTGTGAACATAAATCTCAACAACTGATGTGCTGAACTTAAACGATTCTCTTTGGTCTCTATATGGTGAAACTAAGGATACAATAACATTGTGACCCTTACTATGCATAAATTGTGCAATATATTGTGCTCTTTGAATGTTTAATCTTCTTCCTGTGATGGAATAGTCTTTATTCTTAAAGATGTCTCTTAGGTCATCCCCATCGATGTGAATAACCTCATCTTTAGGGAAATATTCCACCAAGTATTTCGCTAGGGTTGTTTTACCTGCACCGGGCTGTCCTGTTAACCAATATATCATATTACCATTAATATACTCAATATATTTGAAAATATCAAATATATTTAAATAATTTTTATCATATTAATGATTGTAAATAAACGGGTCTTTTTTACGTAATTCTTCTAATTTTTTTTTAAAACGTTTTTTACGTTTATAATCTTCTATTTTTTCTAAAATCCATTTATATATCTTCTTCATATTATTTATAAATTAAGTAATTGTCTATTATTAACAAATCAATATCCGTATTATTAAATGTATCAACCGCATCTTTTGGTGTTAATACCATTGTTTTATCTTTTACATTAAATGACGTATTCAATAATATTGGATAACCGCTAAGTTTCTCAAACTCAACTAATAAATTATACATCATCGTATGTTTATAAACTGTTTGTATTCTTGCGGTTCCGTCAACATGTGTAACTGCGGGTAATTTATCCAAGTACTCATCTTTAACAGTAACCACTTGGTTCATGTATGGAACATCATCAGTTAAATTGAAGTATATGTGTTGTTTGTCTTTAATAACCATTGGTGCGAATGGTCTAAATTCTTCTCGTTTCTTTACGGTTTTATTAATCTTATCCTTCATACCAACAATTGTTGGGTTAGCTAAAATAGACCTATGACCTAAAGCTCTAGAACCAAATTCACAAGGTCCTTGATACCACCCAACGATTTTACCCTCGTTTAATTTTTTTGCAACATTTCTCACCATTGTTTCGGTGGAGTTAATTTTAAAATACCGTTTACCTTTGATGGCCGAAAGTATTTGGTTCTCATAAAAATATGGACCGATAAAAGGATTCTTATTAATTCTACCGTTTA